TTATCTTTTTCTTACTTTCTTTCTGGCAGCTTTCTTCACGGGACTTTTATTGGCAAGCGTTTTCATATGCCTTATTGCAATCGACTCACCGGGGACCGGCGTACTTGGATAAAGCAAGTCCTGAATGTTTATATTGTAGTATTCAGCTATTTTGGTCAATTGCAACAATGTTGGCTGCCTTTTATTACTAACCCATTGCGAAACTGTTGAACGATCCTTTTTCAGGTAAGCTGCTAATGCTATACCTGAGCTATCATTCTCCGCGATTATGATCTTTAGCCTATTTATTTTTTTGTCCATGGATTCTTCCATAACAAATATAAGCCTGCGTAATTTGCTGGATTTCACTACATTATTTTCCTTTTACTAATCATGTGTTGCGTATTACACAACACTATTTTTAAAATTCAGCTATTTATTTTCAATTTTAAAAATTCTTTTCCTATTTTCAATCACCCAATGAAAGCATTATGGCCGTATAGCCATTTTTGATATATTGCGGCCTCTTCGGAAGTTGCAATAATGGTTTCGCCTTAAAATCTCGCTCCAGAGAAACTACCACATAATCGAGCGGCGAGAGGTTAAAGGGTCGAAACCCATGCATAATATTAAATGCATGGGCCACCCTTGCCTTCGTTCAGCTTATGGCGCGTGGTAGTGCCTATCTGGTGTAATGAATGGCAAAGACGGTGGCCCTGTTTTTTTGGCTACTTCTTTCCCATGTTTTAAAATCCATCCTTTTTTCAGCGTCGTGAAGTATTCACACGAAGTATGCGAATACGTTATGATGTTGTGTCAGATCACAGGGGTTATACCGTTCCCCTGCTTTAACCAGAACCTGCCTGCTTGCGGGCAGGTTTATTAAAAATTTGATTTTGGATTGGCGCCATCCAGTTTCTACCGGAAGGCAAATTATTAATGAAATAGGAAGTTGTAGCTATGAGAACAAATAAAACGACGCACATCAAGGGGCTGCAAACGGCTACCGCTTTTGTTATCGCTGTGGCAGTGGTTTACACCATACTGGTTATTGCAACAGTTCGTTACGCCAAACAAATACAACCTGATTCTGTGGAAAAAAGAGCAGAATTGAAAGCGATTAACGGCTATGTACCAAACATTATCTATGCCTACTGAAATTGCGGCACCAAACTTAAACTGCTTCACAATTGAGCTTGATCAGGAAACTGAAAGGCAGATAGACGCTGCAAGCAAACGTATTTGGGAAAGGCTACAAGTTGAAATAAGTGGCTTAACAGAGAAAAAAATCAACAAGGGACCAGTGAATAAAGGTGTAGCAATAAAATTAATTAAAGAGCCTTAGCCCTCGGGCTAGGTGTAATCACGTTACGCTCCCGTATTTCCATACGGGGGATTAAATTGAATCATTCATGCTAAAACAAAACGACAACAAAACGCTGTTAGTAACAATGCTTATAGCTCTATTTATATTGACTTTATGGGTCTTGATAATAGCCAAAGTTATTTATCCTGCTTATCACGAAAAAGCATTTTGATACGCAGCTTAAGCGGTTCTGTTCCTGTTTCAGTTTTACTCCCCCAAATGCTTTTCCATTGCAGCCTTCATCCTTCTTAACATATCTACCCGCATGTTCTTAATTCTGGCGGGTACCGAGTCATCGGATAGAATCTCGAAGCAGGCGTTAATCAGCCCGGGAACATCGGTTGCAGTCTCTGCCGGAGTGAGTTTCAAGGACATCGGTATTTTATCTGCGACACTGTTAAAATAGTCGTGCAATTCTGTAATTTCTTCGGGGGACGGTGGAGAAATAGCTGCCATAAGAAAACGAAGATAGTAAAATACAGAATGAGTGAAATGAATGAGGTTAAAGTAACTATAGCAAAAAACCGGATGTTAAAACATCCGGCCCGAGTAACTACCAATTTGAAAAGCTTATGCAACTTTTATCCGTTTAATCCATCCATTCATAAAAACTTCCTGTGAAGGATTGTTCTCACAGATACCTATATACTTTGCTCCCTGCAGTGCATTCAGGCACAGCAGTACATTTTCTGGTGATTTGTGACTGTTGAGCGCCGAAACTGTTTTAGGGCCAACCTGACCGTCTACCAGCAAATCTGGATAATCCTGCCCATTCCGATTAAGAACATTCAGAGCACGCTGCAGGAATGTTCCGGCGACACCAGGCCCCATGTTTACAGAGATGTCGAACAACTCGGTTGCTATTGTCTGGTTATTTACAGAGGATAAGTTCAGATTATCCCAGTACCTTTTTTTGTAGTAATCAGCAGCTGCGATAATCAGCGCTTTGTCGTTCATCATGTTCCGGGGGAAATCTGGCTTTTTCTTCCAGTCATCCACCAGCTTCCAGATTGGAGCGTCCTTATCAATATTTCGCGCGATACCCCAGACTGTTTCGCCGCCGCGGTCATTTTTATCATTGCTATAAAGTCCCTCATAGGGTATAATAATAGCCTCAAAAGCCTGTTGTGCATTTGCCATGATTACAATTTTTTAGTTGGTAATTCAATTACTCTTCGTTTAACTTTTATATACAGGTAGACTCCGCCGGCTACAAGTAGGAAAAGGAAGAAAAAAGCGCCGCTAACCCACCATATCCATCTGTAATCAGGTTGCCGCTGTACTGTATTTTCATTCTGGATAACCAGCTGTTTTCCGCCTGAGCTGTCGCTGATGTTATGATAGCTGCTATCACTCTTACCGATAGCAGACGTTTCCTTATTGGTGCTACCGGTGCTATCCCTGCTATTCTTCTCCTGCTGGTTCTTCGTTTTGACACTCTCCAGCTGTCGGCCGCCCGGATCAACAGTTATGCTGCCGTCTGGATTCTTTTTGATGGTAACCGGTTTATCGGACTCTGCGGAGTCGCCTTTGAACTTAACCTCTACTTCATCAGAGGCAGTGCTACCTTCTTCCTTTACATTTACCTGGGCCGCTTCCTTTACGCCCGTGCTATGCGATTTAACAATGGTGCCCGAGTTTGATTTACTCACCGCTGCAGTATCATGCTGTTCCGTTTGGCTGCGGCTGTTTTTATTAACAGACCGACAACTACTCAGTGCAGTAATTGCCATTATGGCGATAATAGCCAGCAGGATCATCGCTAAGCCGAGGCCTTTTAGTTTAAACATCATGCTGAGCTCCTTTTTCCGGAGTACCGGTTATCTTTCTTACCCAACGCTCCAGCGGCGCGAAAAAAAGTTCATAAAATGAAGTTGCAGCCAGGTATGAAATGATGTAAACAGGGACATCCTCTTTCTTGAAAACACCTGTCTTTATCAATACCAGATAATACAGGACTGTCACCAACGTTGAAAATAGAAGAACCTTGTGAGCCAGAGTTATCTTTGGCGCCACGTCAATAAGAAATTTCTTTGCCCAGTACGAGGCAATTACAATTAAGCACATGAGCTTAACATCAATGTATTTGTCGAGCTGCTCGATGATTTGTTCCATATTATTTATTTAAACGTTTATCAATCTCGTTAATCCTAACCTCCTGTGTGTTGATCTGCAACTGCTGACCGGTGATTCTCAAATCCATTGAGTGGTCGGTATTTTGCAAATCTTTAATATCATCTCTTGTCGTCTTTAGGGCGGTCCCTTGGTTATTCAATTCATTTTGAAATCTGAAGTAAGTGCTAAAAAAGGTTGCACAGATTGCGACTGTAGAGCCAATGATTGTTACCATAAGCTTGAAACTCATACCCCGAATCATTGTTTGCTCCAGCGGTGTCATGTTGTGCTCATTTTGATTATTCATACAAAGGCGTTGGGGGTTAAAAATGTATATGCTGATTAATTGGCTACTATATAACCGTCACTGGTATCATAGATTATTTGGGCCTTCGACCAGATAGACGGCAAGCTTAATGAACTGCTGCCATTAATATTTCCAGAAGAAAAGGCCACCGTGCAGGTATTGCCAGAACCATCTGTACGTAATACTGATAGCTTATAGCCACTCGGTAAACCTGTGGTGTTGATGGTTATATCAACATTTCCTGCCGCCGCAGAAATTCTGTAAAACATCTCTGTCCTGTCGAGAGAAGGATATACTGTCGCGGTTGAATTGAGTACCTGAATACCAGGTAAGGAATACTTTATTGCAGAATCTCTGACCTGAGACTCTACAGCTAATTTACCATCGATGCGCGGGCAGCTATTGTTTGTATTAACATTATCCGTTTTGGTAATGTAAGTCGTGGTACCGCCGCCTGAAATATATGGTACAAAAAATCCAGTCTGACCAAATGTAGTAGTGCCTAAAAATGATTTATCGCCGCCGATAGATTGAGGAGTTGATCTGTTAACGAAGTCCGTAGAAAGGTCACTCTTTATAAACGAATAGCCTATTTTACGCACCTTTTTACTACTCTCATTTATCACTAAAAATGAGGTATCGCCGTCACCAATACGGCCAAACCTTGCATTTGGCAGGGCAATCGATGTATCAGTAGTTTCAAAACGTAACAAATCAATTCCCGGTGCTAAATTTCCGTTGCGTGCGCCTCTGACAATAAACAAGGTGAGAGAATCTATAAGATGCATATGGTCATTACCGTTGTCGGTTCGGCCCATGGCCAGAAATGATTTACCTGTAGAAGTTGCTGCTGAATTGATACGCACATAACCGTTGACACCACCACGGCCATTAACCTCTATATTACCTCCATTTACGGAAGTATAACTTGAATCAAAAGGAGCCTGCGCGTGGAATCCACCGCCGAGTGTGTAATACCCCGATGAGGTGCCAATGGGGAAACCTCTATATATGCTGCCAGTAGGTTCCGCTGACGCTCCGAATTGCTTAACCAGGTAGAAGCTGCCGTTTTGAACATACTTTAAACCTGCCTTTTGTTGCAGGCCGTTACTGCCTGTAAACGTTGGAATATAATCTGCACTACCAGACAAGGCAGATCCGGCGAGTAACCCTAGCATTGGGGCGACCTGCGTTTTATTAATTTTAGCAACACTTCCGGAAATATCCTGTACATGAAAGATCGTGTCTTTGTTTGTGTTAGCTGCTGGAAGATTAGGTGTAAATAAACTATCGTTAAGAATCGAAGTACCGTTCTCAATGTCCAAACCAAGATGTCTACGCCCATTTAGGTTAACAATCGTGGCTTTATGATAAACACCTATTACCGGACCAGTAGCGGGTACAGTCGTGTTAATGGTGGGTATACTACGAATCCCATAAAACAGGCTGGTTGGATTACCTTGAAAAACAGAACTATTTGTAAAGCCGTCAAATACCGTGTTTGTCCTAAGTATTACAGTAGCTGTAAAACCAGATCCTCCCGGAATGCCTGACACGCTTATAGTCTCTCCCTGCAGATATCCTGAACCGCTGGAGGAATTTGTGTTTGGGTTAACTATTGCTGTTACTACACCACCTGCGCTCACAGTTATATTGACCGTCGCACCACTGCCACTACCGCCTGTTACCGACAAGCCGCTATATGTTCCGGGTATATATCCAGAGCCAGCATTTGATATAGTGTACGTTGCTATAACACCTCCGGGGATGATTTTTTGCGACAGGTAACTTCCTGATTGCAATTGAGAAGTGCCCCCCTCTGAGTATATATATCCAGAGTTAAAACCAGTACCTGTGTTATACGCCGGGCTCGTAGTAGAACCCGTAACTGTTAGTTGTTGAGTGCCGATATTTGGAGAAAAAACCGAGCCGCCTCCAAACTGTAATGAAGTGACGCCGGAAGAAAGAAAAGACCACACATAAGAACTTGAACTATTGCCGTATAAACCCACTGCTAAATCACCTACGGGGGCTCCGCCCTGTCTATCTTTAACTCGCCACACAGTTAAAGGTGTGAAGTCCCCCTGCGTACCAAGTGCCTGGTAATAAGCATCTATATTTAACGGGGCATTATTGGAAGCAAAAGTGTTAGCGTTTGAAACGTTACCAATCCTAATAACATAATTGCCAGCAGTTGGGCTGCCTAAAGCACTTCGTGGTATAGTTATCAAATCCGCATTGCGGTAATTACTGCCCCCCGATGTTACCGTAAACGATGCAGCTAAGTTATTAGCCACAACAGCAGTAACAACCAATCCGGAGCCGGCACCAGTTAAAGACGATGGCGAAATACCGGTATATGTGCCTGGGACACCGTCAACCGTATTTGTAGGAAAGACAATAGTTACGGGACCACTTCTGGCATAATCAGCGTTTATGTACAGCGCTGGCGCAAAAGTGTTAGGCGCGCCGGGTGTTATAACAGGCGCTTGTGTAATAAGTCCGTCTCGTGAAGCTTTCCACGCTGTTATATTTCCTGCTGTTAAAAGCTGTAATATGTCGCCGGTGTTGCCGCCCGCACCGTTAAGATTTCTTAACGTCATTATCGGGTTGGCATCCGAAACATTTTTTTGTATTGCTAATGTTGACGAACCGAATGTCATTGATGGATAGCCGGCATTAGAGATGTTATAAACAGATGCACCGTTTGCTAACCCCAAATTACCCTGCACCTGTGCGTTTCCCCTTACTAACAGAGCCTCATTGGCGGTATTCCCTACGGTTAGCTTTTTATTGGCGTTATCCCAGTAGAAGTTTGAATTATCCTGGGTAAGAGTGCCACCGGTACCGGCAAACGGAACGGAGCCGGGTATGAATGCCGGCAACAGACTCCCCCCGGCAGCTGTCATGTTATAAATCCGGTACCAGGTCACCAGGTCAGGCCCGAGCATATACTTGACTATAGAATCCGATCCATATGCCACGTTGGCTTCCATGCCTGGCCTACGAATAGCCCAGGGGATGCTGTTTCTGGAAGAAAGCAAACGGTAGGTGTGCAATGAACCATAGGCCAGCGAGTCGAAGTGAGTGCCGTAACCGGTATCTCTCGTATCATAACGTCCGAGCGGCGCAATCAACTTAGTAAACTGAGAATTTGCTGCAAATGGCACCAGCAAAATGAGGGCCAAATAAATAAACTTCTTCATGGGATGGAATCAATTAATATAGTTTTTATGCGCTGGCAGCGTGGCAGTACGGCTACATCAGCAGAATCCTGAGATTTTAGTTGCTGCAGCTTGTCATACATATCGTATGCACTGTCGCGGCTGAGGAAGTATTTAATATTCAACTGAGACGTAGTATCACACTTATATTTCAGTTGCGTATAATAGTTTGACCGGCCGTAAGGGTCTATCACTGTGCTATCACTTATTGAAGTGACGGTACGGGTGATGGTGATAATTGTCCAGGTGAGTAGGAAGCGTTTCATATATGGTTATAGAATTTGAAAGGTTACTGCACCGGATGTGGCGTTTGGAAGTATGCAGATGTTGTAACTTCTCACATCGCCCTTTGCGCCTGTAACCGGCCGGGTTATCAGCAGGTAAGTCACCTCGTTTCCGGATATTTTTATCACCGGTGTACCGAACGATGCCGGTACAGCAAATGCCACGTAAGATTGCGTTGGCGGTGCGGGCATAACGGTTTCAGGCCTCAACCTCGTAAGGCAAGGAAAAATATTATAGCCGGCTGCTATTAACTGAGCATCGGTAGGGTTCGTGTTTGGAACATATCCGATATAATAGACGGAAGCCCAGGTGTGGGTGATACTGGCTTGCGCTGTTTCTCCTGTAACAGTAGTTACCACACAGCTGACGGTCTTGTTGACATTTTTCGTAATCGTAACCTGTTTAGCTCCCCCTACGCTGGCACCGACCGCTGGCTGACTGAATGTCTGAGCAACGCCGTCAAATATTATCGATGCTATCTCAGAGGTTGCTGCGTTACTAGCATCCGCAGCAAATCTGCCAGCTGTATAAGTATCGCTTACTGTAGTATCTGCACCGGTTGCAGTGGTAGCGTATTCCATGTATTGGCTTCCAGTTGAGTACCCAGCTGTTACCTGGGGTGCTTTTCTACCTCTCTTAACATATCTGTCATCAGCTGATGAATAGGTAAGGAAGATCATGCTATCTGCGCCTACAGCTTCACGCCAGGTTTCGTTCTTTACGAAAAGCTTGCCGGCAATAAGTGCAATTGAGTTGGGTTTCGCATTAGCCGGGGTATCACTTGGCAGTTTGAGCTTGCCATTAAATTCAGCGCCATTCACCCAGTTGTATATTGTTGCATTCGGAGTCTGTGCACTACACCGCAGAGTAAACACCAGTGCTATGATTGACAGGACATACTTCATAGCACAAGATTATAGTGTAGCTGCACCTTATTAAAACGAGTCTTTATACTTATTAAAAACGATATAAAGTAATATAATACTACACCTTCATCTTAGCCTTTAAACCAATGTTCTTGCCCCGTGTTTCACTACCTCCTGAAAATCCGGTTCTTTTAAGATTAATGGGAAATCTACCTCCGCCATTAAGATCACCAGCGCCACCAGTGGCAGGCCATATGGTATTCATTTCATCTTTGTTTTCAGCGTTACGTGGATGGTCGTGCGACAGATAGTCATCAAGTTGAAAACCACCGGCTTGGTTAAAAAACCTTTGTGTGGCATCAGTTCCTAATGTTCTAGGAAACATATCACGGTAGTCCGGCAAACGCAATGTATTCGCATCAACATCGGCAAAACAGCCTCTGAAAGGAAATGGTACAGTAATGTAAGTTTGGCCAGTTGGTGGCTGCGTAGTTGTCCATGCATTATTGAACCAGTAAACCGCTGGTGTATTCCACTGTTCAATTGTGACTTTAGATGCTGCAAATTCCGTATTTACCTTATTGACAAAGCGGGGATATAAGTTCTTGGCTATATTACCACCACTAAGTTCAATTTCATCTTCTTCCACAGAATATCCCCACATAACTTGTTTACCAACCTGAAGTATTCGGGGGTCAAAGGTCCAAACATACCATCCGTCCGATCCACGGTAAACACCCAAGTACTCTCCAGAACGCAGATAAACCTCCTGTACAGATGAACCATTCATATAGATGTATTGGCCGTCGGTTGTCCCTATCTTACTTTCATAAGCAGCCAAAGCGGCTTCAAATATCCAGACGGTATTATCAGGCACATCTTCTATATTGGGCAATGTTGTAACCATGGGCGTATATGTTACGCCCGAAACTGGACCAGGCGGCCGCAACTGTATAAGGCGATTTCCGTAATTAGTGAAGTTCAGTGTGATATTCGAGGAAACGGAAATTGCGCCTGTAAATAGTGTTGTGCCGGAGTTGTTCCCAGGATTTACTGCGATGGTGTCATCAATAAGTTCAATCTCGAATTCTTCGCCCTCGATAATATCTCTTGTCAGCAGTCTGAAGCCTCCGCTGGCAAGTATCTCATATTCTTCATCAATCTTCAAAGCACGGTAACCTGCCTGCCTCAATACAAATTCTTTGTTTGCGAGTACTGGAATGTTGAAAGTACGGGTATTGGCCTCCGATAGGCCAGCAGTAACAATAAAAACGCTACCCATGAGTGTAGGAGTTAGAACTTCATCCGAACTATTCACCAACAGAGCCTTCAGTTTCTCCAGAGTGGTCTGAACGGTTTTGTTATCAGCTGCCCGCCATACAGGAATCCGGTCATCCAGTGTCATCTTATCCCCGGCAATATCATAGGCGGGAAGTTCCGGAACTCTTACTTTAAGCAGCAGTGAAAGTTGCTGCTGAATCAGACTTATTACCTGTGCTTCGTCCATGCCTGCAACCTACAATCGGGAAAAAAGCCTTACTGTTTTATGTTTATACAGTAAGGCTGCGTTATAAAGTTTTATTGGTAGTAGAATTTTCCGGTGTTTATATCAACATAAACCTGCCTAAGATTCGCCCCGGCCGGCGGTGTTGTGATATCGGAAGCTACCAGTGTTCCCTGCTTTATTTTGAGATCACCAATCGCAGTGCCTTTGCTTATCAGGGTATCAGTCGCCACTTGCTCCTTTACCCCATTTAAAACAGATGAAGTGGCAGATATAGAAGATGATAGTTTGGTTATAACCCCTGTACTCACAATATCGCTTATATCTGCCTCAATTTCATTTTCGTTCACTAAGCTTCGGGTGGTGGCAATGATCCGAATAGCCTGGTTCACCTTCAAATCTGTGTCCTTCAACCAAATGACATTGCCGATTACCGGGAGTATTTTCTTATTACGAAGGTATACAGGGTCAAAGGTGATTTTGTAGTTATAAACCGGCTCGGAGTATGTAGTAAGCAATTGTTCAGCTTTCGCCTTTAACTCTGCCTCTGCAGCGTCAATGTATATTTGTGGCATTTGTATGTCGGTAATTACATATTCGTCACCAATTCCAGGCCTTATAAAACTGTTGGGAATGCCATCTTCATAGGCTGTTTCGTTTTTATTCAGCAGTATAGTGAACTCCTTGGTTGCGTTATCGAAACGGGATATTTCAAATGTATATCCTGCCAGCTGGCCGGTGTTGAAAGTAACCTTTGCTGACGCGCCAGGCAGCAGCTGGTTGTTTACATTGAAATCTATGCTGGCATCTTTGAAATGAAAAATGTTTCCTGCATCTACCGCGCTTACGGTACCGGTGCGGTGCGGGTATATATCTTCCAAAATAGTTGTGCTTTCGATAATGCCATATGCCGCTGTATTCGCTTCCAGGTATGTATCAGGTGCAGGAATAAGCAGGCGTTTACTAAAATTCCTGTAGTCTGCCGGCAGGTTCTTATCGCTGCCATAGACGTACAGCCTGGTTATAAGGCTGGCATCATCGGCCAGCTGTCGGATAATGGAATAGAGTCCTTTGTTACGGCCGTGCTGGAAAACCTGGCCGGTGTTTTTTTGTATTTTGGTAAGGTGAATTTTGTTTCCATCAAACCAGTACTCAGTATCAAATGCCTGTGCTACAGCTGCCAAAGCATCGTAGCAGGTGGTGGCAGAGAAAGTGATGTTTTTATAGACGGTTGGTATTACCTGACCTTTTATCCACGTCTGACCGGTTCTTGCCAGGTTCGTAATTAAAAGATCAATGAATGTGTCGCCGTTTCCCATCAGGGAGAAATCCGGTTCTTTATACGTGTTGTCGTCGCCAAGGAAAAAGTACTGCACTTTGGTAAGGTCATAGAACAGCCCCTGCATAGTCATTGTATACTCATAGCGGAAAGTGCTGATCTTTTCGACAATCGGCAGCTGATTGATTTTATACCTTTCACCGAAAACATCTGTATAGTCACCAATGGCGAAGTTTGCTTGGTAACTGAGAGAGAACTGCAGGCGCAGTTCGTTTTCTCCCATTACTTTTTTGTACTGAACAGAACTATCATCCGGCTTAATAGTATCTACAACTACTCCAGCCCGGTATATGGTTAAAACGTCCATGTTATGTAATTAAGAAGCGGCCGGCTTCATCAATAATAAATGTTGGAGAGCTGTCTATCTGAGGGTTCGGCTCGCTCAAAACCAGTGTAAACTCGCAGATAGAGTCATTCACAACTTTTTTGTATCGTTTATAATCGCTGCATGACTTATAGTACACGAAATAAGATTTTCCAAATTCCACGATTTCGAGCCTGCGCAGGTAAGGCTTTGCCATCAGGGAAAGAAATTTGGTGTATTTATCCCAGAAGTCTGTAAGGTTGCCCGATTTGAAGCCCATTTTAAGGCTTATGTCTCTGGCCTCGAAGAATACACGGCTGGTGTCAACATCAAGACCGTTGCTGTCCTGCCAGTCGTGTGTAATTGGCTCCTTTCTGGCAGGCATCTTAAGCAGATCATTCGTTCCGCTCATTACGAACATCCCGTATGCCTCCCATATATCTATCGCATCGATTCGTATTAACCCCTTCGCTGACATAGTTATGGTTTAATTTTTAGGCCATTTAATTGTTGATCTCTAAGAATCTTCTCGATCGTTGCGAGCCTCGCAGTGTTATCTGCTATCATATTTAGACTGTTTAACTGCTGGGTATTGATGTTTAAAATCTGTACCTGAGTTAATCTTTGAGCTCCAAACTGGGCTGCTAATACATCGGCCTGTTGTTCTGTTATACCCTTAATAGCACCAGACAGATTAGAGCTGCTTCCTGCGATACCCGAAAGGTCGATACCTGTAATATTTTGAAGGTTATCGAACTGTTTCTGGGCATCCATGATAATTTGATTATAATAAGCCTGTAGCTGGGAAATATCCACCTGAGACAAGCCGTCTTCAGAAAAAGAGGCAAACTTTTGGTAAAACTCCTGCAAAGGTTTTTCCAAAGTCTGATACTTCAGAGCATTAAGGATGGCATTTCGCATCAAGTCCTGAAAATTGTCAGCAAAGTCTGCAGCGGAACGCATCCCGTTTTTAAAGCCATCAATAATACCGTCCAATATACTGTCTGAGGTGGTGCCTGTATACAACTCCATTGCCTGCTCCTGAAGGTCGTGCAGTTGCTGATCAATATTTACCCCTTCCTGATTCAGTTTCTGTAACGATTCAAATAAAGCCTTTGCTTTTTCTGTCAATTGGCCAGACATATAAAGCTTCTCGATCTGATCGTATGTCATACCGGTAAGGTCGCCAAGAACATCTACTACACGCGTTTTGCTACCGAATCCGAGTATGCCCCCGTATTTCTCTGTTGTCTGTCCGGCTATATACTGCTGCTGCTGCAGTAATGATAATATGCGGTTATAATCATCATAATTCTGTTGCTGCTGTTCTTCCAGTAACTTTTGCTCCTGTCTTAACCCATCAAGCTTAAGCTTGTTTATTTCAGCCTGCATCCGGAGGCGCTCCCGATAGGCGATATTAACATCAATCTCACCTTTAAGGATTTGTTGATTAAAAGAAGCTACCTGAGCCAAAGCCTGAGCTTCACTTTCTTTACTCCCAGTAAAAAAATTAATAGCCCCTGCTATAGCTGAAACGCTTGATGCAATACCACCGCCTATGTCTCCAGCTGCAAAAGAGCCAATAGCCTTCGCCGCGTCACCAGCAAAACCGACTATTTTACTAATGTTATCTAAAGTTGCAGCCAAATCCGAATTAACCTCTTGTAGTACCTGAGAAAGCGTAAGAAAATGTCCGCTGATGGACGCGGCGAAATCCGCCATTTTTTTTATCTTCTCAGCTGATACTCCTGATAAACGAGCGGTATCGTTCAGCAACTGTTTTATTGTCTCAATATATTTCTTAAGAGCTGCCTCTTCTTCGGGTGTAAAAACACGAACTTTACCTGTAGTTTCATCAAGTATCTTCCCATCTTGCAGCCATTTTTCCATATCTGCCAGACGCTGCTTAAGTTGGCGCCTGCTGTCCAAAACAAGATCCTCATTCAATTTTCTAAAAAGAAGAGACTTTCTGGCATATGATATTTGAAGGTCTTTATACTCTCGGGCTTCAGACTCATTAAGTAATTTCAGTCTTCTGTCGAATTCGACCGATGACAAACCTGTGGCATTTGCTTCCAGGGATTGCTTCAATTTTGCGTAACGACGTTGTATTTCCTGCTTTTCAGATTCAAATGTTTTGGTTGCCTGCAACAACTGGTTGTAACCATTTATTGTATCTTGTATACTCTTGTCGCGTTGTTCATCTTCCGCTTTTGCAATCTTTTTGCTAAGCTCTTGGAAAGAGTTATACAATCCAACATCCCTACCTCCGAATGCCATTATAGTGGCAATCTTCGCCCGTTCGGCTTTCAGATAATCGACATAGGAATCAAAAGAACCAATTTGATCCGCATATTCCTGCCGGGCCTTTTCTGTCATTTCCTGGTTGCCCTGCAATTGAATGCGCTCAAACTCTTCAAATGCTTTCTTTTTAAGCTCAATAGATTCCAGGTAACTTTGGGAATCCTGCTTCAAAATAGTGTTGCTTATGTATGCAGCTTTAGCGCTGTTTAGCTGATTGAGGGAATCACTTCCGATCAATGGCACGGCAGAAAAACCACGCTTCCCCTTGTTGGCTTCATTGAATTGAGTGATCTTTTTGTTCGCCTCTTCGATCTCCTTGGTTACCCCTTCAAATGCCTCTTTGATTTTATCAACAGCAGACTGTTCTTTAAGCAACCCGCTTTGGAAAGCATCTCTTTGCAGGCCGGCAATCTTCTCCATCAGGGATTTCCTGCTTTCCAGCATTGCCAGTACCTTGTTCTCCAGGCTTTCTTCTGCTTTCTGCTGGGCTTTGGTCGCGCCGGTTATCCTTTCCCGCTCTTCCCGCAAAGCGACTATCTGTTTTTCATACGCCTTCCACTGGTCACTGGTAGTAGAAATATTTTTCTGTTCTTCCTGAAGCTTCTTAATCTCATCATCTATTACAGAAACGGTGCGTAATACTTTAGGAGCAGCGGTATCAGCATTAAGGCTCTTCCGCAGGGCATTAATCTGTTCTTCATAATCTTTGTAGGCAATACTGTTTTTGTCTACATACTTCTGTTCCTGCTCCAGCATCCTGATGCGGCCCTCAATGGCTTCACGGGTTCCTTTGCCGGTTTCTAACGCTAACTCAGCCTCAATGTTTTTCCTGGCTTCCAGTGCTTTCTCGTAGTTCTTTTGTGCTTTTGCCAGATCAATAAGGCCGCGGTTATAACCTCCAATATATTCTTTCTGCTCTTCTCCAATTTTTACCAGCTCCTTACGGGCAGCCTCCTGTTGCTTCAGAGATTCAGAGTATGCACCCTGCAACCCTTCCAATGTGACACGCTGCCGAAGAGAGGTAATATACTCATTGGTGGCGGCGGTAAGATCCTTTGTTTTGGCTTCCTGGAAGGTAAGGGCACCTAAAATATCCGGCGCAATCTTCTTCAGCTCATTATAAGCATTCAACCGTACGCTTTCCGCAATATTCTGATTGTTCAGTACTGTAACATACTGGCGAATGGTTGACTCCTGTTTCGCAAACTCCGTGAAAACATCTTTGGAAGCTTCCGCCAACAGTTCCTGAGAGGTTTTGACCTGTACCATGTCGCGGTTAAGCTTCTGGTAGCTCAGGTATAGCCCCACCACGGATGCTGTAACTAATACAGCCGGATTTGCCAGCATAGAGGCATTAAGCGCCTTTGTAGCTGCCTCAGACAGAAGCATTGCCCGGTAACGGAGTGTTTCTGCAATGGTATAACCTTTAGACAGCTCAGTCTGAATTGCGGTAACGGCATTGGTGGCTATCACGGCAGCTTTGTATGTTCCATAGGTAATCACCAACAGCTTCAAAATATCCAGTACCGTCTGGTAGTTATTTACGACAGCTGTAGCTGCTTCCAGTACATCGTGTGCCAGACCTTCCTGTCCTTTTCCGATATCATTTAGCATTTGAGCCCATGCATCCTGTAGGTTGCTAATTTGACCGGTAAGAGTTTTCGACTGCGCTTCCATCAAGTTGTAAAAAATACCACCTGCACCGGTAAGCGTTTTAAAGGCTTTCTCAACTTCAGGGAAACCAACTTTTCCAGCCTCCACCAGCTCCATTACCTTATCCTTGGTTACTCCAAATTGTTTTGCCAGCTGATCAATGATAGGGATACCTCTGCCGGTGAACTGCTGAATGTCTTTCGCATAGGCTCTGCCTTGTGTTTGTAGTGTTCCGTACAGGTAAATAATGTCGTTTAGCGGTGCACCAACACCGGCAGCCACATTACCCAACATGCGGATGTTGTCGCTTACAGATTCTGCGGAGAATCCATAAGCCAGCAGCTGCTTGGCGCCATTTGCCACCTGCTGAAGGTCGAAAGGCGTTGTAGCAGCCAACTGAACGACCTCAATCATCAGCTGATCAGCCTTCTCCTTACTTTGTAGCATCGTGGAAAAGGCAACCTCCAACTGCTGAAATTCGCCGCGTACCCTGACAATATCCTTTATCAGATCAGTAGCTGCGTTCAGGGAAACATACGCAGCAAGTGCAGAAGCAGCTTTACGAGCATAATCTTCGATGCCTTTGCCTGAACTGGCCACCTGATTGTTCAGGCCATCGAATCCGGATGTAATGCGACGGATTGCTGCCAGCATCTGAGTGTCATCCATTGATGCTACCCAGTTAAGACCACCTTGTGTTATTGATAGTGCCAAAATTTACTTACTTAAAGAAGTTATCAATAGCGGCTTTACTGTCGAGCTCACCAAAGTCTTTCTGCGACTCACCACCGGTGTTTTTACTTTTGTATTTGGGAATAGTTGCGGATAGCATCATTAAGTTGCAGTACGAGATTTCCCATAGAACTTCATCCCAGGAAAACCGGAAGTACTTTATAATGCCTCCCACTGTTCCCCAGAGGCTATTTGTCCCCTCTGATCCATCGGGCTCATCTCCTTCAGGATCGTTATCCCTTTTATTGAGATGATAGAAGTCATAAAATTTTGAATATCCATTTGCTTAACCACGGCCTTAAAAATCAGATCAACCTCTTTTGATGTGAGATTTTCCAGTAGCAGATCCTTAAAGCTTTCGGTCGGGGCTTGTTTAGTGTTGGTGAGAGCCAGGGCAACAATGTTGGCGATTATGGATGCATAGCGATCAAAGGAGCTAAAGCACATTTTCAACCACTCTTCCTGTGATACAGGTTCTGGTGCAATCTTTAGGATTTCCCGGGATATACGCATCGATGTACCGATGGAGATGGGTTTCATATAAAACACCCGCTCTTCATTGTACAGGCGAAGCCATTTAAGAATTTTTTTATAACCGGTTGCTGGTACTGTGAAGACAATCTTTACAGGCTCCTGTAAAATGGCTGCTGCAGTTTGGTCTAAAACTTCCATATAGTGAATGATAATAAGCCCCATAGAAGGGGCTTAGTTGAGTAATGTATAACCATCAGGCTTACGGTTGGGCCGGCGCGTCTGTATACTTGTACGGCCCGATCCCTGCTTTATCCGGAATCAGTACTGTACCGGTCAAATGAATAAGCGCCAGCGCATCGCGGCGGAAGTTCCACTCAAACCTTGCAACTAATTGCAGGCGGGGGATTTCAAGTTTTGCGCCGTTCTTATGAACCAGCACTACTGATTTTTCCATTTGTACCTGCTCGCGTGGAAACTCGTAACTCTCGGGATTACCAGAAGCTGCTGGTGTATAGGTTCCTCCGAACAATCGCTCCAGCTGCTGACCGTCTGTGAGGTACAGATCAACCGCAAGGGTGGTTTCACCAGGTGTTGTTACTGTGAAGATAGGCTGATCCTCAATCTCCAAAGGAAACGACGTTTTGGAACCCTCTTCCTGATTAAGAACAACCGTATTTTGAACAACTTTGTTTATGCCTATTTCTTCCAGCACGGTACCCATTCCGCCATCATTGGCAATGGCCCCGATTTTAATGCTGGACAGGCTATATTTAGCTTTTGCCATAAAACGATTTTAAATATTGGGTGAATTGATTGATAAACGAATGTTTAAAAAGTGAGCACTGATATCAGGCTCTTCTAACAATGACATACTCTGAACCTCTATATCGCAATCATCGATGAAAGCAGCTTCCACCAGAGGAAGAACAACGTCGGTTATCATCTTAAATCCTTTGGCATCCGGCTGGGTATTATCACTCATTCCATCAATTTTCAACTTCTGGTTTGGGAGATAAATATTCAGGTTAACAACGGCCTCTTGCAAAGCACTGCCGGATACTGGCAGAGAAACAATGACCAAACACGCCTTTCTATGATTAACCGGCATCTTATGCTTAAAAATGTCGGAGACAACATGTTTAACCTCTGGTGTATTAACCAGGTTGTATACTGAATCCACCAGATGTATGTTTGTCTTCATCGTATTTTTGATAATTGCCTCTGCAGGCGATCAAATGCTCTTTTAATTTGGCGGGATGCCTCCTGGCTGCTGCCGGTTAAAACATCAAAACCTTTTGCTTCAACGTATGCTGCGTAATTCATACCCGCTACTACTATCAGGGCGTATCCTTTAGGGTATTCTGCCTTTACCTCCTGCATAAGTCGGCGCGCTTCTTTTTTACCAGACGCCTTGCCTTCTAAATTGCTTTTGCGCTGCTTACCATCTTTGACTATAATGTACCCGATAGAGCCGCGAAGGTTTCTGGTCTGATCCTTATAGGTGTTTGTTGTTCTGGCATCTGCCACAAATTGCTCGCCCACCTGCTCCAGTATATCCTCTATAACCTGCGACAATTCGTTTACCCTTTGCCTAACGAAATTTCTAAGGTCGCCTTGTGTAAACAGCGGCATTATACCCATAGCCTCTGGTTTAATTGTCCACGGCTGTGCTGTTTGATTGTATCGGAAAGCAGCACGTTGCCATTATTGTCTTCTACTATAATTGTCGCGCCAACTGGTAACACAGAAGCAGTATTCAAAGGCATGTAAACAATACCAGACAGAAGTACCTGGGTACCATCCTGCAGCTTGATCATAGCGTTACTTTTCGATGGCTCAAATCGCCCTGATAAAACAAAAACCAGCGCATCTCCAGAAGTCCAGTCTCCGTCCTCGTCTCGTTCTGCTGTTGTAGTTTCTACAAGCTTGATTGTATGAGGGTACTGTTTTACCATACTTTCTTCCCGGTAACGGTTGGGTTAGGATTGTATTTACCTATTAAATCGTTACAACCGGATTGCAGCGCAAGCTGGTAGAGTATGGTAGACTTTCCTGCCTTATCATAGGTAACCGAATACCCACCTTCAGAAATTGAAGTAATCCCGGCTGAAGCATCGCCTGCAATGATTGGTAAAGCCAATCCATAAATAGCGCACTTGTCTGAAACCTGGTATTCTCCGTCCGGATCAAATCCGTTAAGGGAAAGAACAGAGCGGAGAGAAATATAATCTATCTCCACTCTGTTGCCGATGATTGCCGATATAGCTTCCACGTTTGTCATTATGCGTAGATGGCTTCTAAAATGAACATGGAATCAATGGCGTCAAATGCCGGGAAGGCGTTTAACTCAACCTTTGTCCATTCTCCGAATGGCTCATTTTCGCTCCACTTTGAAATCAGGGCTCTGTTGTAGGTCGCGTATGATACATGCTCCACAGGGCGTAGCTGTTCGATTGGAAGAGCGTTTTTAATGGTACCCAGGCTGCCAGCAGGAATAAATGAAACATTATTCTCATTGAACGGGCGAAGGGTGTTAATAACACCATCTTTTTCGACACCTACCACTTCATCAACAATCTCAATCACAGGCATGCGGTTGGCAGTGAGAAATTCGTTGATACGGTCCAGCGTAGTAACGGCTACAGGATTATAACCAGCCTGCGGCTTTGGCCCGTAGAAGAATGCGGTGAGAGTATCTTTGATTTCCTTTGTGGCTTTCAGCTTCATGAACAAAAAGTCACTCATAAGGATTTTTGCAAAGGAAACTCCCTTATCCTTACCGGCTTTCACCACCGTTTCCATGTCATCAATAGGTGTTGCGGTAGCAGCATTATCCCAACTTGTGGCAGCTTGCTTTTGATTTCCGGCAGGCATCAGCAGGTCAATGGCATTGGTAAGAACCAGGCCATCAGGGTTATTGTCCACGGTAAGGCTGATTTTACCAGTTGAAATACCTTCCAGCGCCATAATGTCTAAACGTTTGTGCGCTGCATTGCCCACCTTTAAAGTGTCCCCGAAAAGGAAATCCAGCAGCTGTTGGCGTTTAGTGGCGTCATCGACATTAAGGGCTTGCAATGACAGGAAGTTACGATAGTCGCTTTCCTTCATCTTAAACATCTCCTTAATTGCTGGAATCTCACCACGCATTTTAGCCAGATCGCCACGGCTTCTTAACGGAGTGGAGCTGTCGCGGTTTACAATTGAAGCAGCGGCCTCAATTCTGCTGGCACCTATCACACTCTCAAAGTCCAATGATGCCTGTTGTGGTGCCCATGTGAAATAACGGTTGTAAAAGGTTGGTGCAAACCTGTCCAGGTTCGTATCAATGACAACCTGCAGGCGGGTGGCGTAAGCGCCGAATATCGATTGTATCTTACTCATATATTATCCTCCTGATACAGGTTTTAAAACGATTGTGAAAAAATAATAAGCGGGATCTTACCCTTAATTGTGTTGCTGACGGCAGGTATTCTGCGTTCATAAACGGTACCGCGTAACACAACTGCTACGTTTGCGCCTTCCTCAACCTTTACAGAGTCGTAGAGCAGCCCTTTTACAGCATCATTATCACCGGCAACCTTTGCAATACGGGTTGCTTCGTTGTAGGTGATTGGAGTGCCCGGTTTGAGGTATCCATCCTCAATATAACCAGCAGAAATCCCTGACGGGTCCAGTGTAAAGCCGCCCTGTGCTGTTTCATGCACATGCTGCCACACTTCTTTGCCGTAGCTGACGGTGGTTTTTGTTATCTGTAAACCCATGGTTTAAGTTTTGTGTGAAAGAGTTATTTGGCAGCTTCTTTCTGTTGAGGTTGATTCTGTTTTGACCAGGCAGCTATATCGGCGTCAATGGATTCCTGCTTCTGATTGCCCCCAACCACAGTTATAGCATTGTCTTTCACCTTTGCATCAACATTGGTTTGAACAAGTGCGTTATAGTCAGTTTCAATCTCCGCAAAAACGGCATCAACATCTTCCTCTTTTTCCAGCACGACTCTCTTGGCCATGGAAAGAGGAATTTTTTTGTCAGTCAGCTTTTTATGCAACGTTTCGGTTAAGGTATCGCGTTGTCTTTGGGTGGAAAGGTTGCTTACTTGTTCAGACAATTTCTTTACCATCGCTAACAGATCATCATCCTTTGCAGGTTCTTCTTTCTGTTGTTGCTGTTGACCTTCAGGTTTCTTCCTGGCTTCGTTTACTCTACGGTCCCCTTCGCTTTGAATAGTGTTTGCGTACTCTTCGACCCCGACAACGTTATCGAATTCGGTTATGGCGCCTTCGATAGCCGTTTCTTCGTTGACTTTAGTTGCAATCCTTTTTGCAATGCGTTCGATTACCTTTGGAGGCACCCCCGGAAACTTCTGTTTCAGTTGTGCCAGAATCTTATCATACATATAAAGAGCTGTTTAAGAGATACGAAAATCTATTAAAGGAAAGAGCCTTTAAAACAGCACTTTATACAGTATTAGAACGATATAAAGTTTATTTGAGAAGAGAGGTAATAAAGGAAGGATTATTTTCTACCCAGTAGGGGGTATTGCTCCAGGCATTTATTCGTTCAGCATTTTCTTTTACCCACGAAGAGGCGGCTTTAGGCATTGCCTCCACATAGGTTATGGTTGGCCGTTTGTCAGTAATGCCCAGCCGGTAATCCATCATTGCATCTCTAACCTCCTGTGGTGCCAGTATAGGTATGGCAATACACAGGCAGTTTGGATGCCAGCCTGTGAAATGAAATTCTTTGGGGTATTTACCCTTTAAACTATCGCAGATATCAAATGTCGGGTGCCGGTTACTCAGCCGTATCTCAATACCGATAACAAACCATTGCTGATTCCACCGTTCATAGTCGGCATTGGCGTATGCCATGTTGATTTCGGTACGTGCCAGCCGCTCCGCATTACGCTGGGGGTTGCTATAAACACCTTGGCCAGGGTTAGCAACTGGCCTGTTGGTGCGCAAATATTGCCGGGTTTTCTTTGCAATTTCTCTGGCCGGCAGCCCCTCGTTTATACCATCGGCAAGAGCCTCGTTTAAGGCCTGCTTGTAGGCATTGGATAATTTAAAGACACGTTTTGACAGATTTAAACCTGAATTTTTTCCGCCGTTGTCCTTCCGCTTAAGAAACGCTTCGAGAGCAGAGGTGTTTTTATTGTATAGGTCATCGTTGCCGGCAGCTGCTGTTGCAGTTCTGGGCACCTTGGGAGGCTTTCTTCCAGATCCTGATGTAACAGTTTGTGCTATGAGGTCGTTTTTCTCGTTAGAGATGTCCCATACCTGCCGTATTCCATTGATAACCACCTTTTCAACATCGGAGGTAACGGTATTCACGATTCGATCAATAGCATCTCTCACATCCTTGGGGAGAAACCGGTTATTTATAAGCTTGCGCTTTGCTGCCAGCACTGAGGCTTTAGTGGCACCTGCATCAAAAAGCGCCATTATTTCATCCATTGTCGCTTTGATGGCACCCTGCCGGCGCTTCTCGTAGGTGGATAAAATATCATCAATGGTATACCGTTTCTTCACTGCCATTATTACCGCTCTTCGTTGAATAGGTTATTCAACTTTCCCTGTTCGTTCTCTTCACCTTTGATCAGCTTCATTTCCTGCTCTGCGTTTTCTACCAGCGGATTGCGCTTAACAGCTGTTTCCTGTGATATAACACCGCCGCTAACGGCAGACACGAGAGTTTCAACATCTGCCTGTATGTCCTGAGGCAGGAAGTAGGTAAATACCGGTTTTACTTCCATGGACATGGCATCTTTAAGTGAGGCTTTGATCACCTTTGTGATTGCTGCCTTTATGAAGTTGAGCCTGCGTTGGATTGATTCACCAAACACACCTCCCTCTTTTCTGCCAGCTTTCAGGTGCGCCGATGTAAATAGCATTTTAATGGCAAAGCCAGAATAGGTGCCAAGGCCTTTCATTTGTTGGAAGGATATGTCCGGTGTATCGGTCATGTCGTATATGAGGCTACGTAGGTTTTCCTGCTCCAGCTTAACCGATTCGGGGGACTGGTCCCATGTCAGGTATTTTGCTTCTGCACCATTTTTAAGTTGCAGTACTTTGCCATCTTCGCCTTTCTCGGCAAAACCTTCAATTTCTCCACTGACAGTAACGGTAGGTGCTCCAAAGTAATCGTTTGCGTCACCGTGCCGGGAAATAGACATTTCAAAGCGATCTATCAACGCCTGAACATCCATCCACTCTGGCCGTGCCTGTCGGTAGTAGATAACCGGTATTTTGCCAATAGGATTTTCTTTTCCTGTCACAGTCCAGACTGTGCCGTTATTTACAGCCAGATATATTTTATCATCGGTAAACAGGTCAAAGTGCTGAACGGTACCGTAGTCAGTTTTAATGAAATAGGCTCTGCCAAATGCATTCATATCACCAGCGGCATTGAACGAAGGATAAAGCGTATCACCAAGAGAGTTCGCTAATATGCGCATGCGTAGTTTATTGGCGGCTCCTGCAAATGGCGTATCGTCCCAATAGTCTGATGAAGCCGCTTCGAGATACCATAATTCAGCGACCTCTGTTTCAGACATGAGGATTTCAGCCAGCTGTAGAGTCTTATAATCCAGTTTGCAGTCTGTCCATGTTTTAACGATACCCGCCTGAGCATATTCTTGGTTGCCGGGTTTTGGTGTAGCAGATATCTGTACTGGATTGGCGCAGAGAAACGCAGCAGATAGCTGAACAATTTTTTTCTGCATCGGTATAGGCAACTTAGCGACCGGAACACTCTTAGTTTTATCGTCAATAGTTATAATCTTATCCGGCCGGCCCGCTACCTTATGAGTTTCGGGCTGATACTCCTTTAAATAGTCGTTTATTTTTGAATCGTCCACCTTTTCAGGCGTGAGTTTGCTCCGGAGAGTAGGTATATCAGCAGAAGCTATAAGCGGCAGGATTTGTTCTATTTCCATTCCCGCAAACTAAGAGCGACAAAGAAAAAGTTTAAATTAGTCAGTATAACTTTAGCCAATAATATAAAGTTAGTTCTTGTAATAGGAATATTTTACTAAATCGATACACTCTGTCAGCATCTTATTGCATTGCGCCAATAATTCTTTGACCTCCGAATTAAAGCGACTTATCTCAGTATAATATTTATCGTCATCAACGCCCAACATGATCTTGCTTTGAACCAGAGTATTCATAACATTCACAGTTGTATTTATTGCTTGTAAATAGCCCCACTCTTTAGCTGTAAGATAAAGTTGCAGCTCTAACTGTACAGACCTTAATTCGTTTAATTCTGACTTTACAGTACTGTTAAATTCTCCGCAATTGCGTTTGCAATTTATCCAGTCATAACCATTGAAATTATTATATACCAACTCGACTTTTGCGAAAGCACTGAAATACATTTTGATTGCAGCGGTTCTGTTTTGCTGTAAAACGGAGTGTACGGACTCTTTCTTTTTGCTAATCAAGTCGAAATTTCGTTTCCCAAAATATGAAACAACGCCAATAAGTATTAGCACCTGACTCCAATAAGTAGTAAGCAAGTCTTGTATCTTGATCATTTTCAAATGTTTGTGATAGTCGAAGATATATAGAAATAATTTATTTGACTAAACACTTATGGGGTGTTAATTTTCATTAACAAAATGATGCTTATGCTTTCTGATTATACCAAACAGCGCATTTTACTTGAAGAGGTTTATAGAAAAGAGATACAGGCAAAATTGATTAAAGAAAGTAAGCCTAAAAATCAAACATGGGAATTTCTTAATAGCAGTTTTGGGCTTTGGCTTTTAACTACCGTGGTCGTGGGGCTGTTCACTTGGATGTATACCCAGGTAACCGATTCTATAAAAGAAAATCGTGATATAAAAGTAAAAACAGGAAAATATATCGTTGAGATAAAATCCAGATTGTCTAATTACCAAATATCCCTTTCCAAACTCAGTCAAAACAGCGATTATTTCACTGCCAATGATAATTTTTTGTCACCAAAGGGCGATTTCGTTTTTAACGAGTTTCAGGGCAAATCAACGAGGACAATAATGCTTGAAGCAGCCGAGCTTAATTCTGGACGTAAACAAGCGGTTATTTTTGAGAGAAGTTTAAGTGGCCTTAACTATATTGAAGAGAAAAGAATCAATAATCGAGTAGGTGCTGGGCCAGAGTTTTGGCAAGCACCAATTGCGAAGGAACTTAAAAGTAATGCAGACTCATTATTGAGTCTGACAAAGGCATACTTCTCTTTAGATGCTAATAATCCAGTTAGGTATTAATGATTTGAAAACGCAGAGCATTCCAATCTGATAAATTGTATTTATTAACAGCCCATTCGTACATTTTAATTCCGAGTCTCGCAGCTTCATTTCTATTTTCAGACAAAAATCTTAAATTTTCGTACCAGTCAGACTGCTTTTTTACCCATAATACGGGAGCTTCTGAACAATCTGAATACGGAGGTACATGGCTGCAAACAACCGGCAACTTCTTGGCTGCAGCTTCCAATAACTTAAGGTTGGATTTATGCCAATTAAACGAGTTGTCAGTTAAAGGAACGATCATGCAGTCTGCTTTATCATAAACAGACATATAATCGATTAACGCCCGCTGTTCTATGCGCTGATAATTTGGCATACGGGAAAACACCTTCTCCATGGCGTTCCATACCGGTTGGTCTGTCCAGCCAGCCAGCTGGAAGCCTAAGCCGGGCAACTGCTTTATACGTTTGAATGGGTTAATGAGTGTTCGTACATCTTCCAAGTGGGATGATTGGCCGGCGTAGATAACATTAAAGGTATCATCCTGCCGGGCCGGCCTTTCAGTAAACTGACCAACGCCGAAAGGCAGGGCATTAGGTATTACGTGAACATTACTGTTAAAGAGACGTGCCTTTGTTGCAAGCCTTTCTGTGGTAACTGTGACTACATCAGCTTCCTTCAAACAAGTTATTATTTCCGGGCCTGTCTTTTCCTTATACTGCCTATAAAGCGGGTGCTGCCATGGTAATTCCCAGTGATCATCCAGATCCATAACGACTTTTACGCCTTTCCTTTTTAGTTCCTGCAGCTTTTCTATTCCCCAGTAGAAGGTACGATTAAACACTATCACATCAGATTGCTCCATGTACTCCAGTATTCGATCAATGGTAAACCCTTTATAGAAGTCACCATCGTACAGGCCTGTGGCGGCCATAAAAGGCAGCCGGATGCGATGGTAGTCACATCCGGAGTTGCTTACGTATATCGGCAGGGCTTTAACAAGCTTATTGCTCATATGGGTAATAGATTTGGGTTCCGGATATTTCTTCTGAGTATTTCGGCCTATTTTCAGCTATAAACTCCATTTTCTTTTCCATGGAAAGGTTCGGAGTTGGGTTGAGCGCATAAACATCTTCAGAGAAGATGTAGCTAACAGACTTGGATGGTGTTGGGTAGGCCTGGCCGATCTCTCCATAAAGGCCGCTCTTCTTGGCCCTAATGTTGTATCCCGCGTCTTCAAAGCCGTACCGGTTGTAAGCAGTATTGAAGTAGCCTACTTCTTCAACCAGGCGGCGGCTCATAAATCTGAAGCAGCCGATAGCACTGTTAAAGTAGCTTATTTCACCGTCGGAGCTCAACTGTTGCGCCTTAAATGCTTCTGGTATGCAAAAGTGATGTATGCCGCTTTTGATATGGGCATTTATGAAGTAATTCTCCCATCCAGGGTGCATTGGGTAACAGTCATCATCAAACAGAAAAATAAAGTCACAGCCTGCATCATAAAGAGCCTTTATGCACAGGTTTCGGGAGCGAGAAACGCCCATGCCTTCTGTGTCGTTATTGACTACAACCATTGAATTCTCTGCCGCGTATTTGTAAACGTTCGGGTGCAGCCTGCGATTCGGCGTTGTTGTTATACCTATACCTACTTTGTACATGACTTATGTTTTTAAAAAAAGTAACCTCCTATATTTTTTGTTTGAGGTTCGGAGCCAACAGGCACATCCGGAACAGGATAGAAGGTGTTAGCAAGCGCATCAAATTTATCTGTGGACCTTTTGAGGCGCTTTTTTATATCCTCTTTAGGCTCGATCTGTATTACGCCGCGGCTATTAAACTTCCATTGTATCTCGGTTGCCTCTTCTGCCAGTTGGTCATCCGGGCACAAGGCTGGCTCCATTTTATTATCGGGGTTAAGCCAGTCACGTACAGCCCAGAATAAATATGATCTCATATTTAGAAACTGATATTGACCTGTGATATCGGTGCGGGGTGCACTACCATCCGATGCAGATTCAGAGTACTTAACACTGTGGATGTGCTTGCCTGTCAACTTTCCTTCATCCGCCAATTCCTGTAGCCGAGAATAAACGCCTGCACCTTCACCTATGGTATCAATGAATGCCTGCGGATAAACGCCATTGAATTTATCTGTTTGGGTGGTGAGTATGCTACACACCTTACCAGCTACCGCCATGTGCTCAGCTTTACCGGCAGCGTGCGAAATTTCAAATCGATCTATCAAGTTTCCATACCGGTAGCAGTAACAGCTGCTGTCGCGTCCCATACCTGCAACGTCATTACCTAAACGCAATGGAACTTTTACAGCCTGATTGCTGGCTTTTAGTTTCTTCCATCTCTCATTGGCCAACTGAATCCATTCAAGGGGAATAAGGGCGCCCTCAGACACGCGAGGGAACATTCCGAGTACTTTCACTCTGAATAGGTCATTAGGCCGGTACCACCGTAATTCCCCGGCAGGATCGATAAAAGAAAAATCGCCCTCACCCTCCTTATAATCATCCTCTGCAATTTCCTGACACCATTCTGTTACCTTGTCCCATACCCATTTAAAATCCACCTGCCCTGGTATAACATCTTTTCGTTGCTGTACATTGGGAGCGTTAAGGCTGTTCAGTCTGAACTTTGCCCACCTGGCAGATTTCTGGCTGCGGGCGGCATAACCGTGCGGCGTATTGGGGTTGAAAACGATAAGGATGCGACTGTTCCCCTGCAGGTTGCCCTCAATTGCATGAAACACGTTCTCAGGTATACCAGAGGCCTCGGTAATGATAAACATGGTATTGGCAGCGTGGAAGCCGGACCATGCTTCATGGTTATGCTGATCCGCCTTAAAGCCTGTCAAAAACCACTCTTCATTATCGGTCCTTATGTCGTACCCTGTAAGTCGCCCCGGCAGGTGCACACCACGTTTTTTAGCCCTGTTATAGAGCTTCGCCACCTCCGGAAACATGATATTGCCTACCTGCCTGTCGGTGGGTGCCGTCATAGCTACCTTAGTGTTTTTGACCATTTCACCATCAGCATTCCACTCCGGAGTCAGGTACATGAAGCACAGTGCTGCAACTGCCGATATGAAGTCTTTTCCGCGGGCGGTACCGGAGGCAACGGAAGTCATCGGATTGACCTGCACAGAGCTGAGTATTGCTTTCTGTTCATCATCCAGTGACACGCCAAGTACCTCATCAGCAAACAGTGGCCAGTCGTTCGACCATTCCAGTATTTTATCAATAGCTTGTTGCCCGTCCTGCATTATTTCCCCTGTTTTGCCTTTTTTAAGAAGTCAAGGAAAGAACCGGTTATCTCCACCTTTTCAGCTTCATTGTACCCCAGTAGTTTGGCAATGCTGCCCCATGCACCATTTCGGTCTGCCGCCAGCTTATATTTCTTAACCTGGCCAATAGCCTTCTTATCCTTACCGGTACCACCGTAAATCTCCTGCACTTCGATTCCGACTATAGCACCTACTATCTCATCTGGGAGAAGGTGGGGAGGCAGTAGGTTTCCATCTTTGTCATACAGAAGTCGTATATCAGCATCAGCTATCCTAAGCATTCCGCGCAATACCTGGTTGCGGGAAACAGTAAACTCATCTTCCAGTTTTTTACGCTTATCCTGTACGTAGTCGAACAACTCTGGCTTTTCGCTGTCTTTCCTAGTTTTTCCTATCCATAGGTGCGCCTGCTTATAAGCCGTTGATTTGGCAAAACCGGCTTCCATTGCAGCGTCTACTACCGATTTACCCTGCAGGATACCTTCGGCAAACTTTATATCCTTAACTGATAGAGCCATTCAACTTAGTTTTTAATTGATCATAAATAGCAAGCACTTGTTCTGTCCAGTCAGGATATGCCCATATCCAGCCGTGCACCTTATCTACCATAGTGCTGGTATTCGAGCCTTGTATACCCATGGACTGGGCCAACTGCTTAATGAGCCCCCGCCTGCCACCGAAGTAAGCAGCTTTGTTCAGGAATAATTCTGGGTAATAAATGCGGAGGACTACGCCAACGAACTGCCGGCGCTTCTCTGTTATATTGTAGCTATTGCGGATAAGTAGCATATCCTCAACCGGTATTTTGATGATGCAACAATATTGATAGAAGTATTCCGTGATGCGGGAGAAATCCTTTGATTGCCCGGGAGGAAGGGGAGCCGCTGAAATAATTTGTTCTGCGACATCTGGCATTTTCTTAACCAGATGATAGCCAATGTGCGCCAGATTACGCTGAGTATATATACTACTATTCATACGCTTGGTTTAAAACCGGCGTACGAGATTTACCGTTGTAAAAGTAATGGCAGCCAACATTAAAGCGAGCAAATTTACTTATAGGTGAATGTAGTCAACACCCAACAATTATGCTATTATAAAATAGAAAATCGTAATATATATGAAAATCATAATTTTTTAAGTGCTTATTGTTACGTTATATTACTGCTTATACTTCTATTAGAGAGATTGTAAAAGCCAAATACGAATGAAACGTAACATGAAAAACAGTTTTTATCTTCCGTATATCTTTTTGAACTTCGTTCGGAATCGTATACTTTACCAAAACCTGGATTTATACCCAAGCGTTTTTTGCCAAAAGCAAACCAATACGATTTCGCTATTTAGTCCTATAAGCCTTAAGCACAAGCTGGTGCTCAAAACAAGAAGACTTACAAAATAGGTGTTGGGCTTGCCGAAAAAAGAAACTATTTCCACAAAAACTATTAGGCATATTATGCCTTAAACTTAATGCCATAAAACTTAGGCAGGTTTAAGTATATGCGTAAGTGCCAAAAAAAGCCCAGGGCTATTTTAACCCCGGGCATAATTGAAAAGCTGTTGGAGCTTTTAATTAAGGTAATCAGCTTACTGGTGTTATACCATCAGTGCTAATTACCGGGAATCGGCGAGCGTGGGATGCTCGCCTTTTCCTTTTTTAAAATTACGGTGAAATAACGGTAAAATTTATTCTGTCTGTTTTATAGCATGTTTCGAATGTATCCTTAAAAATTAAATATCACTTAAAGGGGAGATAAATTATACTAACAGTTTTTTTATTTTTAATTTCGCGCCAAACTTAACCCTTATGAAGATATTTCTCAGTTGGTCGGGCGATAAAAGCAAAGCAGTAGCTTTATTACTTGAAGAGTGGATACAATGCGTTATACAAGCAGCAGAACCTTGGATTTCAACAAATATTGAGAGTGGAGCTTTGTGGCAAGCAGAAATAAACGATCAACTTGCTGCTGTAAAAATTGGAATTATATGCATCACTGCAGAAAACAAAGAAAAGCCTTGGATTCTTTTTGAAGCAGGAGCACTAGCTAAGGGTTTATCCACTTCAAGGGTTTGCACGATTTTAATCGACCTTGAAAACAGTGACATAAGGCAACCGCTGGCGCAATTCAACCATATTCAACCAACGAAAGATGGCATCAAGAAATTAATTACCACCATAAATGCGGCTTTAGAAAAACCATTACCATTGCACATACTAGAAAAAGTTTATGATTTACAATGGCCAATTTTCAGTGAAAAATTTGACGAAATAATTCAAAAATATCCCCTTGGCGATAATAATAATAATGGAATAAGCAGCGCTGTCAAAACACAGAAGGCACAGGCTGATATGCTTATTGAGATACTTAATACTGTGAGGTCATTCGACGGGAGAATAAGCAAATTAGAAAGCGTAGAGTCATACCAAGTTAGTACTGAGCGTATTCCCAGTAAAATAAAACAAAGACTAAACGAACTGTTAGGTCAGGGATTACCAGCGAATGATGCTATAAATGTAATCAAAATGGAAAATCCTGACGTTCCACGCTCTGTGATTCACTATCAGTTAAAAGTTTACCTCAACCAGCGTAAATCATCTTAATGTACAACATCATGATTTACCCACCTTGTTCATTAAGTAAAAGTAAAACATCGCCTTGGTTACTTGTGACAGGGGCCTCCCTCCATTTATTGCAGCAGACAATTGCGTCTGCTCAATTCCGGTTTCTTTAGCTATATCCTTGAGTCGTGTACCTGAATCCAGCATTTTCTTTTGAATCCACTCCGCATTAACTTTATCCACCGGACTTTCTTCATAAGGCACAGGCTGTACATGAATTTTCTTACCGGGGAAAAAGCTGTCGAAGGTTTCATGTACTATTTCGATCAACCGCTTTTTATTCTGATAATTGCCGGCAGCCGATTTTCCCTGAATGACTTTAATAGTAACAGAGTTTGAATCTAAGCTCACGAATTTGAAAGTAATATTTGAGTGGCGCCCATGCATCATGGCTGCCAGTTCTATTTTTTCTATATCTGCAGGTGAAAGCTCGGTTTCCACCACGCTTAATCCCTTGGTAATATTTTTCATCTTAAGTTGATTTTAAAAGTACTTGAGCGTCTTTCGTTGCTTGGCTGGTAAGTTTTCTTTGCCAGCATCCACCAGAAGGGGACCAGCGCCAACCACCTTTTTTCAGTTTGGCAATGGTTTGAGATTCCGGCTTTCCGGGAAATACAATCTGAACCCGGTCCGCTTCATAATTCTGCGTTATAGTTATTCCAGATATCACAATATCCGTTTTTTCACCCTCTACGTGTTTTATCGCCTTGCTTTCCAGAAGCTGCACCCGCTCACGCAACCGGTGAATACACTGCAAGTTGTTTGACAACTCCCAGTGTTGGTACCCTTGGCCGCGGCTAAACTTAGGGAAGAATAACTCCCGTATATTTTCCTCCGATATAGAAAGGCCACGGAGCTGGTCCACTGCCTCGATTGTCATTGGGCCTTTCGCTTTCCGAATGATCACATTCGCCTTCTTCATCGTTTCCTGATGGGCCTCCCTTTGCTGCAAATCTTCGCGCGCTCTTTCCAATTCGGTTAAAAGGGTTTCCTTCGGTTTGAATCCCTTAACTATTGCTTTTTTGGCTCGTTCCCTCCATTGAACAAAGAAATCATATTTCGAGCGCTCCCGGTTATTAAACTTCTCAGCCCTTCGAACAGGGAATTTTGCGGGGCCTACAATCATAGAAGAGATGCAGTTGCTTTTGGTATACAACCAGGCAGTAAAGTGCCTTATATATTTCTCCTTATAACGATCGCAAATATTTTCAGGATCATGACCGTAAGCAATGGCTGCCTTTCGTATTTCCAAAAGGTCGCTTTCCAATTCTGCGCTGTAAGAGTCTATGCAATTCCGGCCTCTTCTGTCCGGACTGAATGATGTGCCGTCATACGCCCTAATTGCTGTTTCCAGCAGGTGTTCTAAAATCATGTGTTCAATTTTTTCTGTGAAACAAAAGGAAGGGGGATTGCTCCCCCCGGTCCGTTACAACCATTTCAACCTTGCCGTTTCTATCTGGTAGATCGCCAGCTGTTCGTTTTCTTTTCCTGCTTTCGTGGCCTGCTCTTCGTCGTAGAAGATCATTACACAATCCCAGTAGAACAACTCACCATCTTTCCAGCCGCCAAGGGCTTTTGAGGTATTTAGTGCCACCTCTAAGGCTTTTTTAAGTCCATCCAAACCGAAGGAGTTTTGTGTTTCCTTTTTTGCGACTACCCAGCCTTTCTTTACGTACTGTAGATCGGGGAGAGTTACCGTGAAGCCGGTTGGATTTTCGTCTGCAATTGCTTGCAGCGTTTCGAGTAGTTTATCCATACTCATGGTGCCATTTCTATTGCGGAGGCTACCGCTTTTGTTTCAAAGAACTTTGATAACACAAATATAGCAAATGTTATCTAATAGCAAACATTTGCTTCAAATTATTTTTGGCAGCTTTTGAGTCGTAAAAAAACACTGAATACACCAAATTTTAGGGATATGGGTTCGATAATGTTTGTGCCAGTTTTTTAGAAAATCAACTTTATTTTCTAAAAATATTGTCATTGAAATTTTGAATTTTCAACATTATTCTGCGATAGCGATACAGTCTGCCTTTCAAATTTATGCACCCTCATTATCCACATCTTGTGTATTTGTTTATCGTGTACAAGTGCTTTCCGTTCTTCATATTTGTATTCTGTCAAAGAGGAATTACCCCCTTTGACAAGGGAATAAAAAGTAGTTTGTTAAGGGTGGCTTCACCAAGTGAGAGGGTTAACGTACGCCTGAACGGCGAAGGTTAATTTTTTAACTATGGCTAAAAGCAGAAGACGCAAAGTCAACCGCAGTAAGTCTCCTTCAAAAAGAAGTAAGGAGAATGTACCAAAACGAGAAAAGCGCCCTGTAAATTGGACGCTCTTAACTCTTGGTTTTAATGTTGTAAAAACGGTAGTGGAAACTCTCATCGAATGGTTTGGTCACTAACGATGGATTCTACAAGCCCGGTCAGTAGTGAGCCTCTTCGGAGGCTCATTGCTTTTTACGCTGTAAATGTAACAGTGTTAGCCACAAAAGCGAATATTTTTCGCCTAAATTCTATTAACAAAACCGGCACACCTGTTCATAACTTTTGTAATCAACTAATATTCAACAGATTACTCACCAGGGCAAGCTCGATCTAGCCCGGTCAGTAAATAAACTAGTTGCTTAAAGTTAAGAGCCGTCAATCGTATTACTTTCCAATCTAACGCTTGGGCTGTATTATATTTTTCGGTATCACCAGTAAAGCCGGTCACCGTTGTATGACGACTTTTTTCCGAAAAAACACCTTCATACTCCAGTGCGATCTTTTTGGCAGGTATCGCCCAGTCAAACCGCCACTTTCTACTATAATGGAAGGAATACTCTGTTTTAAGCTTCAGTTCACGGGCATCGCACCATTCCAACAACACTTGGTGTATATGGGCCTTTTCCTTATTTGGCGGTTCGCTGTCTTTTTCCGTTTTGACCTTTTTTCTGGTACCGGCAGATTTCTCAATCTGGTGGAAGTGGTGCTGGTTATCCAGTCTTTTGCCGGCGGCTGTATTTGCCAGATCAGAAAGTTTTATTGGAATATGTTTCATGGCATCCGCTTTTCATCACCACAATGAGTACACTCGTACCGCATTACGCCATATGGTGAAGCAGATCCTACCTGCCGGTATTCTCCTTTTTCGCACTCTTCACATGGCCATTCTTTATTTGTATTTGGCTTATAGCCAATGGGCAGCTGCTTAAAAGTTCCGCAAGCGACTGCCAGAGGGTGTATAATGTAGTTTTCCACGCTAACTTAGATTTTAATTACTAAATACTTTTCTGACCTTGATTGCAAATCTTAATTCTGCTTTCAGTTATAGACGAACTCATGTATTTTTAAATAAAAATGTTTGAAGACGAAATTTATCATGACGACGAATCCCTTGAAAATTGGATTTATGATGTAACACAACAGCACTATAGTTTCGCTGTAGCAAGTGAAAGAAAGTGGGATAACGAAAACTCGATAATTGAACATGGCACTTTTTACCAGCTAATGCCTGATTACATAGATGACGGATTTTTCAACTGGTACATTGCAAAAAGGCCATACAACCAATTTTTCACATCTCATTACGTCGCTACCTTAGAGCTTGTTAAATACAGAAACCAATGGATTAAGTTAGGGAAGCCCTCGCCATTTTAGCTTCTTTGTTACAAGCCGGCTTCTTATGTTGCCGGCTTTTCTGTTCTCTCAAACTCAACAACCCACACCCATGGATTTTGCTCCCAGCTGTCTGAGCCATTTAATTTTACCCACAGATTCCTGAAATCAGAAATAAGTTGTGGCTCAGCTGCTCTGTAATCAATTGAAGCCTGCGTCATACTTCTGGCAGCAGGCAATGGGCTGCCTATTCCTTCTCTTAAGACCTCGTAGCCGGTTATTGCATTCAAGCGCTCAATACGGACACTTTTAACTTCCAGCCATATACGACTGTTGATAAACTTAAGGTGTATAGACGGCATCGTGCGCCACCGGTAGCCCAAAGAACCCTCCAACCCGTTAACGGACTTTTCTGGCGCCGGTCCATCAGCTATGAATTTCACTGGTTCAGAATGAAGCGGATGCCATTCTCTTTTACCCTCGGAGATTACTGCCCATCTTCCGTATTGATGAAACCCTTCCCGAACCCACAAAACATCCCCTGGTTTACCATAAGGGCATACACAGGTGCACAAGGGCTGTCCATCAATGGAAACAAAATCTTGGACCAGTTTACCTTTTTCATTTACATATAGCTCGCCGGTAGTTTCCCATAGGTCAGGTTGTGCATTCACCGTATCCAGCCCAACTGAACGCCTGGTTACGGTTTTGGGATTCATGTTACGCAGTAACACCTGCACCATCTGGGTACTAAACAATATGGGAATAAGCTTACTTTTAAACATATGAAATTAATTTGTTCGTTTACTAAAATTGTTTATATTATTAATAGAGGACATTAAACCCCGTCCCTATAAAAATTATGTTTGGAAAAACGGAAACTATAGCCGCTTACAAAATCGTCAGAGTAAAAAACTGTTTCTTTGAGCCTAAAAGGAAAATTTATAGCTATAAAGACTTACTGTCAGAGCTAACCGATCAGGGATTTGTTCTGTCTAGTAATGATCCGGATGGATTTTATGAACTGTTTCAAAACCCTGATTTCACAAATGCAAACCGGAACACACTTGTTAAACTCAATATCTCTGGCCCAAGTGCTGAAATAGAATATATAGTAGCTAATCCAGAATAGCGGATAAAGCCTTACATTACCGGCCGGATAAAAACCGGCCGGCTTCTTTTCTGGTAGGCAATTTTCATGCTCTGTTAATTTTTACAGGTAATGCTGCCCGGAGTAATTTGTTTTCATCTTCCAGCGCTGCGATACGTGCTTTTAATCGCTTCGCTTCATGCTTCAATTCTGCATATAGCCTGAATAGTTCTGCATTCTGCTGCTCTTTTATTTCGGTAACATCCATCTGGCTCACCTGCTGCAGCAGATATTCATACTGGGAAAATAGTATCGGGTCGGCCTCAAAAGACCCTTTCAATCGCTGCCGCGCATGAATTACCGTTGAATGATTACAGCCGAAGTACCTGGCAATCTCGGAAGGACCGACTGTTGCAACAGATCCGATCACATACATGGCCATGTGCCTGGCATCTATGTTTTTCCGGGATTTTGACATAATGTGAGCAACATCACTGCACATCACTTTCGCCGTCAACTCTACGATAGCCTGCTTAACATCATCTGTCATAACTTCAAATTGGGGGGGAGAGAATCTATACAGCGATGTTATACGCCGACTTTACTATCTTCAGCTGCAGCTTTGATTCTGCCAGCTGTTCGCGTAGAAATTGGTTTTCCTGTTTGAGGCTTTTGTTTTCCTGCTTTAGCTTCCCATGAGCCCGGAAAAGTTCCGCATCAGTATCATGACAGAGGATCAGATAAGATTCCATCCGTTCTTGCACCAGCTTGTATACATCCCTCAGCTGGTTGTCATCATTAAGAACGCTCTCAATCCGCCGGCAGGCGCTGGCCACATTGCTTCTGTTCTTATCCAGAACCGCAGCTATGTCTGAAGGCCGCATTTTCATGTCTGTGCGCAGGTAGTGGTATACAATTCCTCGGGCATCCCCGAAAACAGAACTGGTTCCTTTGATTCTTTCAATGGCAATACCGGTTACATCGGCTACCACTTTATACACTTTCTCTATGGTTTCGAGATTCATTGATCTACTTTTTAAATGTGTTATCAAATCGATTGGTATGCTGGTTTCGCTTTCCCCGGAAACCGTATTCAACTGCCCACTCATGGTGCGATTCGCAGTATTCGTTACAGGGGTTGCAGGCTGGCTGGCCGTTTTCTACATCCAGCAACTTTTCGGCATTCTCTTTACCGTCAGCATGGTTCCAGCCATCCGCCCACAGGGTGCATACCGGCGAACGGATAGCGCACTGCTGGCCTTGCCACTTCGGTCTGCTCACTTCCGCGTACTGTTGGTTGAGCTTTTTCCGTTTTTGTGAGTACTGCTGGATTGGTTTAGGCTGCGCCTTTCCTGGTTGCTGTGTGTTGGAAGCAAGCAGAGCTTTCTGTCTATTTTCAAAGTGTGTTCCCATTGACTAAAAAGGTTTATCATCTGCCCCAAAACCATCATCCTCCTTAAAGGGCTTCCAGCTACCAGCAATCGGCTGCGAGTTGCTGACCGGCTCCTGCCATTCCTCAAACTTCTGGATAGCCAGATTTGCTGAGAACTTTACTGTTTCCAGCGAACCGTTGCGGTGTTTGGCAATACGAACGTGGGTTTCCCCTTTTGTACTTTCACCCATTTCGTTGTTCATTACCTCGTAATACTCTGGCCGGTAGATGAACATTACCATATCGGCATCCTGTTCAATGGCGCCGGATTCCCGCAGGTCGCTTAGCTGTGGCATCTTGCTTTCCTTCCTTGTTTCCACCGCCCGGCTCAGCTGGCTCAGTGCAATGATTGGCACATTCAACTCTTTTGCTACCTGCTTAAGGCCCCGGGAGATGGTACTGATCTCCTGCTCCCGGCTGCCTCCGCCAAGGCCTTTGGTACCAGACATAAGCTGCAGGTAGTCGATGATGATAAAGCCAACCTTGTTTTTGTTTACCAACCTTCTGGCTTTAGCGCGGAACTCAAAAATGTTCAGGGCGGCACTATCATCTATGAAAATGGGCATAGACTGCATTGGACTGGCTCCCCTCCGGATAAACTGGTTATAATCACCGTCATCCATCCTCCCGCGGTTAATCTTTTCCAGCCAAACACCGCTCTCTGCTGCCATAACCCGCTGGGTGAGTTGCGTTGCCGGCATTTCTAGGGAAAAGAAGGCTACTGCAGTTTTCTTTTCTCTATTGTTCGCAGCATTCCGTGCAAGATTGAGAGCAAAGGCGGTTTTACCTACAGCTGGGCGGGCAGCTAATATGATCAGATCAGACGGTTGCCATCCAAAAGTTACGCGGTCCATAGAAGGGAATCCGCTGGGAACTCCTGAAATACTATCACTGCTGGCCCGCAGCCTGTCAACCTTGTTCACTACCTCAGCTGCGCTTGCCGCGATGGAGATATAGTTTTCTTTGGTGGTAGTATTGGTTACAGAGAACACAGAGGCTTCCCATTCATCCTGCAGATCGAAAACATCCACGCTATCGTCGTAAGCTTTGTTGAGGGTTTCTAATGACACCCGGATCATTTCTCTTTTGATATATTTCTCCAGGATGATCCGGGCGTGAATCTGGATATTCGCGTAAGAGACAACAGAGTTTGTCATCTTGGCCAGTGCGTAGGGACCACCAACTAAATCCAATTCTTCATTGGTTTTAAGCTGCTCAATTACCGTAAGCATATCAATGGGCTTACTCTGTCGGATAAGGCTCGTAAAGGCACGGAAAATGCGCTGGTGAGCGTCTACATAGAAGGATTCGGCACCCAGTAGTTCACTCACTTCATCAAAAGCCTCTTTTTCAAGCATGATTGCACCCAGTACTGCCTCTTCAACTTCACGAGCCTGAGGAGGCACTTTGCCGTAAACCATGTCTTCCATTTTTATCACCGATGCCCTGCGCTCTTTTCTACTCTTCTTATATTGCTGCTGTTCCATTTTGAAACTGTTGAATAATCTTAAAAAACTGAACTACTACCTGAGGCACTACTGCATTTCCGTATCCTTTAAGGCTTTCGCTTCGCCAATTTGAAAAGGATATTCCGTCCAACTTTTGGGGAAGCCCATCATTTCCGCTACAAATCGGGTATTCAGTTGTGAACTTTTCCCAGGCTCGCCCAGAGTCCCATGTACAAAGTGAGCCAAAGTGTCCCGTTGCCGATTCGGATCTGTACGAGTGCAGCCTCCCTTTGCGTCGCTCTGTGCTGTCGGTGTCGGCAACATTATTTTGGAATAATCTGGACGCCTGCTGCTGTGATAACCCGCCTGAATGAAGTCCTGATAAGTTACCATTGAAGTCGTTGGCGTAGGCAATAAACCAAATTCGGTATCTTTCGTGCGGAGCGGCAACACCTGCAGCTGGAAGTAAAAACGGCAGTACTTGGTAGCCCGCAGTTTCCAAATCAGATTGCACCTCGTCGAAAACCAAACCTCCATTCCAGTTAGTAAGGCCGCGAACGTTTTCGCCCACAACCCAACCTGGTTGAATTTCGAGAACTGCTCTAAGCATCTCTGGCCAGAGATGGCGGTCATCTTCCTTACCAAGTCGTTTCCCTGAAATGCTATAGGGCTGGCAGGGGAATCCCCCTGAAAGAACATCAATTCTCCCTCTGTGAATAGTGAAGTCTGTTGTTTTAATGTTTTCATAACTGATTGCTTTGGGCCAGTAATACTTCAAAACCTTTTGTCCGAACGAATTGATTTCACAGTGGAAAACATTTTCCCAGCCCATCCATTCCGCTGCCAGATCAAAGCCGCCAATTCCGCTAAATAAACTTCCGTGTGTCATTTTCCTTCCTCCCTTCGTTTCCAGTTCATAAGTGTGTAATAGGCCGACCTGTTCTTTTTGCACAGATCTTTCCAGTTGTGCATCTGCGCCAGCAGCGCCCGGATGTCCTGGGATTTGTATTTTACCGCTACGCTCAGGTATTGGTCGATAGTGAATGGTTCAACCATCCTGGCTACCTGCGGAGCATTGGCACCTATCCACTCCTGAAATTTTTTAAATGAATTTTCCTGATCGGGTGTGTAAATGGGAGCAGGCGCAGCCGGCTTTACTTCTTCTTCCTTATTTACTATATTATCTTTATTAGTTTCGTTCCGCTGCTGTTCCGGTCCCGTTCCGGCCTTGTTCTCATTCCCGTTCCGTTCTGCGTTCCGTTCGGTGTTCCGATCTTCGCCTGTAATGCTGTCCTGTATTGCGTTTAACCCGTTCCGTCCTGTGTTCCGTTTCTGTTCCGTTCTGCGTTCCGTCGTTACTTTTCCGCCGTTGTATGTATCGTAATTACAGATAGTGATAATGGTTTGGCCGAATTCCTGACGCCTGGTTATCATTTCATCCTGTTCCAACAGTTCCAGGTATCTGAGTACTTTTCCATTTCCCCAGCCCCATCTGTCGGCAAGAAATCTTACGCTGGCAACAAGCTCGCCTCTATTCCACATTATCATTTTCATCCCTATCAGCAACTTGCCCTGCGAAACTTCAAATCGTGCCTGCTGTAAAATATCCAGCCACGCTTCAGCCTTCGAGTATATGCGCTCTTCCTGCCAAAAACGATGGTCGAAATAGCGCCTATTGATAGGTATGTAATTACTAAGTTGTCCTTCTTTCATCTGTGGGTTATTGCTGACTGACTAAAACATTTCACTCTGCGCGGAATCTTTCCCTTTCATATGGTCCTGTACCTTCCTGTCTATCTCTCGTTCCAACCGGTGTAATTCAATCTTTTCCTTCGGGGACAGTGCCCGGGTCTTACGCATTTCACGCTGCAGCCCGCGCATTCGGTACAGCTTCTTAAAAAAGCTGTCTATAGATTCATCTGTCATACGGCGTCTTTTAAAAGGTCAAACAATGTGGGAGTATTTAGCTTACGCTCAGCATCCTTCAGATAGATATGGCTGCACCTTGCGTACTCAGAGTTGAGTTCGGTAAGGAAGGCTTTACGGCCTTTTTTTATGGCGCATACACCAGTAGTACCAAGTCCGCCAAATGGTTCGCCAACTACTTCACCTTGATTGCTATATAATTCAATAATCCGGTTGGCTTCGTCCATTGGTTGCGGGCAGATATGATTACGCTCTTTCCGACGACTTTGCTCTAGGTTGAGGCCCTGCATGCGGTTCACGTTATTCCAGATAAAAGGGGTGTTAGATTGCAACGGCAATGTTGTGAACGTGCGTGAAAGTTTACCAGCAGCATCCAGATCCTGCAAAAGCTTGACATGCTTTTCGTAGTCGTAAATAACATTCCTATTGAAGTTGTTCCACCAGGAGCGTATTTTATCAAGGCCCCAGCCACGCAGCTCAAACGGAGTTAATAACCGGTTACCAGAACTACCCCAAAACGCATCTGCATCAACCTGCCAGTGTGAAAGAGAGTATTCCATTTCCGGCACCAGCAGTTCCTGCTGATTGAAGTATTGTTTACATTTTGTGCACTGGCACATAAATCCCTGCGATTTGAATACAGACGGCAGGTCTTTATTGCCACAGCTGGGACAAGTCGCTATATTGTGGGTTACTGGTTCATCAGCGTAGGCATTAGCGTTGCTGGTGGGCGGCTTCCTGAAAATCCATATTTCTTCTGGGATTCCGGCCCCCATCTTGGTACTATCCTTTTGCAGTTCACCGTATGTCAGCCGGTAGGTTTGATTATTTTCACCAACTACACAGGTAGGTATATAATGAAAACCCATGGTTTCAAACCCGTGCTTTTCCATTGCATCACACACATGGTGAGTAAACCGGTGGAAAATACTAAACCCTTTACCGGTGACACTGCCGTAATGAATCCTGTTTTTTAGATGTACGGCCGCGATTCTTCCGGGCTTCAATGTTCTGTATAGCTCAGGGATAAGGAAATCCATTTGCTCAAAAAACTCAGCATTGGAAGTATTGTGACCGAAATCATTGTACAGACTGGTATACTCATAATGGTTACCGAAGGGAAAGCTGGTATTTATCAGGTCAATTGAATTATCTGCCCTTTCCATCCACTCAAACACCGCATCGGTATTAACCAATGAAAACCAGTCACTGGAGAACTCAATCCGGTCCGCTTTAAACGTGCGGCGGCGTTCAGCAACCATCATTTGATGATTTAAGCCATACTGCTTAACCAGAGACCGTAACCAGGTACGTTGCTCAATATGCAGCTGCCATTTTTCCCGCAGGTTCTGAACTATTGCGTATTCTTCGGGAGTATAAATAATCCACACCGTACACTTTTTTGACTGACCAAAACGGTGAATCCGTTTTATCAGCTGATACAGCAGGTTAAAATCATTATCTACACCGGCAACAATAGCATTACTACAGTGTCGTTGAAAATTACAGCCTACGCCAGAAAGCGATGGTTTAGTAGCCAATACTTGAAGTTCGCCTTTCGTGAAATTTACAATGTTCTTTTCCCGGGCATCCAGCGATTGCGAGCCGTATATGCTACCGTAGGACGGATGCTGCATAAACATTCTATCCAGCACATCACGCTCTTTTTCAAGGTGATGCCACAGAAGCCAGTTGCTTACCTCTCCATGCTGGCTCATAATGTCATAAACAGCCTGCAAACGAACATCTATGCTTTCACGCTTAATCTTTGCATTATCAGGTAAACTGTTACCAGAAGAAACAAACATTTTAGTTTGACCATCCCGGTCAGCGCCGGCCTCCAACGCTTTGCCGATTTTTACCTCATGCCAGATAACTTCAAGCTCAGGTAATTCATACCCCTCATCTGAATAACCCAGGTCAGAAGGTTTTTCTATCGCTACCATCCAGCTGGAAACCCACAGCCAGAAGTCTGCAGCATGCTGCGGGTGCAAGGTAAGATCGCCGGCCTTTGTTGGATTGCGCTGAAAGAACTGTGTAAGGATCTGCCCACGGTCGGCAATGCCTAAAATGTGAGCATAATTAACCAATTCAAGCACCTCATTTGGCGAAGGGGTTGCAGATGCGATATACTTCCATTTAACCTTAACCAGCTGTTGGCGTAATGCCTCAGTTGTTTCACTGGCCATGTTCTTAATGTAATTGCCCTCATCCAACCATACCGCCCCGAACTTAGAAAAATCAATGTCGCCCATGCGCACGCGCTCGTAGTTCGAAACTACAATACTGCATTCGCTGGCCAGTGCCTCCTCTGTTGTAGTAATATATTCCAGCTTAACACCAAGACGTGCGCCATCGCCCACCATCGGATCAGGATCGACAAACGTTTCTTTTGCTCCCAGCTCAGTTACAATTAGGCATTTTTCGCCATACTCTTCGTGCAAAATCCGCATAGTTTCTATACCCATGTGGCTCTTACCGGTACCACAGTCAGGAGCCACCAAGGCACGCCCAAGCTCTAACGACCAGCATATAATTTCGCGTTGGTGATCTTTCGTTGAAGGATGCAGCCTGGCAGCATCGATCTTAATACCCTTCTTTTCCGCTACTCTTATTTTTGAGTGTAGGAAATCAATGTACTCCTGCCTTCTTTTTTCGTTACACATATGCGGCGATTTAAAAAGCAGGGTGACCAGTAGCCACCCTGCAGGTGACTACTTTTCGATTATTACAAAGTCCTTACACGATTCCAGTTGTTTATCAAAAATCAGATCGCGCTGAGTTTTGATAAATGAATCAAGCTCTACACTTTCAAACCAGAAGCGAACAGACTGATCAGTAGCTTCTAGGCATATTTCTACCCTGAAATCAACAGGCGGAAAGCCTTTGAATACAGGTACAGATAAAACGAACTCAGTAGGAATAGTCGAACTGTCTATCTGTTTTTGAAATAACTGGTTCTTATTGCCGCGAGTGTCGCTTTCTTGCTGAAGTTTTGAGGAGGCAGAAATATTAAGCGATTGATAGGCCTTCATAATTTCCTGATACTTTGAGGTATCTCTGAACTCCAACTGGGCAAATTTAAAAAGCTTAATAAGCTGCTCCCTGGTAAAGGTTTTCTCTTCGTTGATGTGCCACTTATTCAATTCAGTAGCCTGCTCCAATTTACCCAGCACAGTTGTACCTAATGGGTTATTAGGATCAAGGTTAAGGAAAAGAATACCTTCTTCACGATTAACAATCACCACCGTTGTGGCGGCATTTACAGTCTGCAATCCTTCGCTGGCAGCCGCTCTTTTAGTCAGGAATTCAGCCACCGACAAGATGTTGCCTTTAAGCTCAATTCTAACCGGCTGTAGCAATGGCAAAGCATCGCCCTCGCGAATCACCAGCTCGTTACCGGCATTTTCAATTTTTACGTGTAAATTTTCCATTTTTGTTTTTATGGCGTGATTAATTATTGTGCCTTACGGAGCAGATGCATGCGTCCTTGCTTTTCTTCTGGTCGCAGACGGCGGCTGGAAATCATTTCCCCATTTTCATCATAAGTCTCCATCATACTTTCACCATGGTTAGCTAGGTGATAAAGACGGCCGCTTACTTTGGCCTGTTTGGTTTTAATTTCAAAGAGGAGTTCCTTGTTTTCTACCTGCAACGGCTCCATTTTGGCTTTAAAGCCAGATACAGCATCTTTTTTTTCCTCTTCGAGGTCGGACAGCTTTATAGAATTTTCTGTATGCTTTTCCCGGCGTACATCCAACTCTTCCGGAGTAAGAGGCTTCAGATAATCAGTTTCCTCAACTTTGTCAGCATTTGCCTCCAACGCCTCCAGTCTATCAGCCGGCTCCATATCCGGCATAAATAACTTACCCATGCTTTATAATTTTTTCTGATGAACAATTTGGGTTCCTGCAACCCTTACCTTTTCTGTTCAACCAGCTGCATTTGCATCTATCCCAGCATTTGCATTGGCTCAAATCCAGCTTACAGTCGTGGCAGACCATACGCTTAAATGGTGGCCCTGGGCCGGTGGGTACCGGTTTGTCGTCCGGCGCCTGCTCAAACAGATTCATACTTTTGGTTTTAATGGTGGGGGAATTACAATACCGAGATATTCAGCAGCCCACTGGAAGATGTCCTCCAGATAGCTATTAAACTGAATCGTGCTTAAAGTAGTAGTGGTAGCAAAGCGCATTTCCTCCAATGCTTGCAGCATGCTTTTATCAGCATGTATAAAATGCTCTTTCATTTTCGCATGCGCCTGCTTGTCTGTGTGTACATCGTTATGGCCAGCTGCTCGAAGGGCAGGACGAACCATGGAGACTACTACACCCCAGTAATACTCATTCTGATCTAAAGACCGGACTTGGTAGGGCTCCGTTGTAAATCGGTGCCGGCCATCTGCAAGGCTTTTGATGTATGAAGCCAATTGTTCACGGTTCTGCACCTTGCCACCTTTCATATCAACCAGTAATTCTTTCATCTAAAAAGCTGTTTTATGAAAATCTTTAATTACCAAGCCAGCGTCAGCCACGTAAACTCGCTTTCCGGTAAACCCTTCAATAGCTTTTTTAAATTGAGCGGCGTTGCTGTTGCCATCAGACAGGTGAATAAGTACAATGTTTTGCACTGCGCTTAAATCTGTTCTGCTTAAAGTCAGCTTGCAGGTTTCTAAGCTCATGTGGCTGGCAAAAAGCCTTTCCCGGCGCCAGTCCTGAATTTTGCCACGCTGATACTGTTCTTCAAGAATATCCTGACTATAATTAGCTTCAATGAGGATATTATTGATGTTTTTGAAGCGATCCTGAACCATGTAGCTGTCAGTTATAAATAAGATACTACCGGTCTCTGTGTGATGGATTACAAAGCCTAGAGGCTCCTTTACATCATGCTCAACGTTAAAGGGGATTACTTTAAATGAACCAGCGGTAAACATTTTACCAGCCTGTATTACATTCAAGCGGTGATGATCCATAGGTAAACCCAATGCATGTGAAGTACCGCCACTCGTGTACAACCGTACGCCCAATCCAAGAATGTCTTTCACACTTTTGGCGTGATCACCGTGTTCATGCGTCAGTAAGCAACCAACCACATTGCTAAAAGAAAAAGAAAGAGCTTTCTTTATTTCAGCGATGCCAACCCCACATTCAATCATCAGCACCTCACTTTCGTTTTTCAGCAGGTAGCAGTTCCCTTTTGAACTGCTACCTAATACTATCAGGTCCATCAGAAAGGAGCGGGTTTAGAGCTTCCAGAACTTGGTTGTTCACCTTTTTTCTCTGCCGGATCGGAAACTTCTGGATCTTCAAACCCAACAGGATCGGTAGCACTGGCATTCACTTTTTCAGTAACATGCTGCTGCAGCAGGTAACCTGCTGGCACCAGTGGCTTAATGCTCCAGCTATCTGACTGGAAGGCGTTGGTGCTGTTTTTCTTTTTGCCCTGATAGGTGACAATCAACGGAGTCCCGCGCTTTACAAAAGAGCCTTCTATAGCAGCAACCAGGCGTTTGCTGGCATTGCAGATAGCTATGACTTCGCCATCTACCTTTTCATAGAAGTGCGCACAAGGAAGTATTTCAGGTTGTCCGCCTTCTTCTTTCGCCGGCATTTCACGGAATTTGACGCAATCGAAATACATCCTTTTGCTTTCCCCCGGCTTCTCTGGTGTCCAATAGAGAGTAGTTAGTTCCATAGGTAACACCTGGGCGTCGTCCAGATCAGGCAGGTCATTTGCTGAAAGATCAACAACTACCATGGCCACTGCGGTTTGCTCATTCTGTTTTAATAAATCTGTATTCATGGTTTTAATAATTGAAGTGTTAAAGATTAGGCTACACGAAGCGTTTTGTCAGAAGAGGATACAATGAGGTTTACTATCTGACTACCAGAAGGGAGCAAATCAGTAACAGACTCTCTGTTGTCCACGAAAATTGGTGCGTGTACCTTGTAGTAGGCGCAAAGTGCATTGATAATGTCAACGCCGGCATTGATACGGGCGGCATTATTAGCATCAGAGAACGGTACACCTTTAATAAGTGTTTCACAGCATTCTGCTTCACCTCCGTTTACCTGTGAAGTGAAAAGCTTGAAGGTTACAAATTTGAACAGGCCATTGATCTTAGCCTCAACCGCATTCATTCTAGCCTTCTCAAACTGCTGGATGCTGTACTCAATACCCTCATACTCTACCAGCTCCTGCGACAGCTTTGCTTCCTGGTTGGAAAGTTCTTCGAGCCTGTTTTTTTGCTTGTTAAACACATCCTCCTGTGCCAACTGCTGATTTAATGAAGCTATGGCGGAGTTGAGCTCAGAACGTCTTAATGAAAGCTCTCTATCTGTTTCTACGGCATTTGTTTTCGGCTCTTCGATAACGCGATCATTATTCGCTTTCAATTCTGCTTTCAAAAGCTCGTAAGTACCATTTGCTTCCAGAAGGGCAGCATATACTTCATCTTCTGTCATTTCAATAGCCTGCTGGGCTTTAAGCTTCTCTATTTTTAGCGCGATTTCGGAAAGAGCGGCCTCTGAATCATACAGATATTTATCGCCGTTTTCTACGCGGGTTTGTAAAGCGGCAATGTCATTCTTAAAAGCAGCAGCATCGGCCTGAATTGCCTGCAATCGTTTCGATTTAAAGGCGTTGAAATTCTCAGTCATCGCCTGTTTCTTTTCTTCAATATCACCCGCTGGTAAGAGTTGGCCACAGGAAGGGCAGCAAAATTGCTCTTCATCAAATACAGGTAGCACTTCTGCATCTACTGAAACATAATCTCTTCGTAAGCCTTCAAGCTCTTCGTTTTTAACAGCTATCTGTTGGCGCAACTGCTGCACCTTTTTATAATACAGGTCGATGTCTGTTTTCTTATCAGTATACTCACGTTCGAGCGAGTCTATCTCTGACTTCTTTTTACCTGATGCTTTACCAGCTTCCTGACGAGCTTCAAATTCTATGGTCCGGATTTTTCCCTCCAAATCAAACCTTTTTGCCTGCCGTGCCTGAACCTGCTCATTGTAAGCCCGCTGGGCTTGCAGGCGCTTCTGATTTTCAAGGGCCAGCTTCTCTACCTCACCATTCATTGCGGCCTGCACTTTTTCCAGTTCAGAAGTGGATGTGTTCAGTAGCGTGCGCAAAGCAGAATAGTCACGTTCTTCCGGCAGGCTTCTCTGCACTTCCTGAATCCGAGCAGGTATAAGCTCCAGCTCGTCTTTGATACGTTTCTTTTTTACCGAAATCTCTTTCCGGTATTCATCCGTTGTTTTTTGCTGGTTAAGTGCAGCAATGAGAGAAGAGTAAGCCCCCGGCTGCATAGGGTTAACATTAAGCGAGCGGAGCACTTCATCTGCCGTAATTTCACCCGCCATGCCAATTAGGGTATTCCTTCGATCCTGCCATTTAAGACTATTGAAGAAAAACGGATCAGTAATGAGCCTGAACAGCCTTTCGTCAACGATGGCGGCAACCTTTGTTTTGAACTCAGATTCCTTACAGGGAACATCATTCCAGAAGTAAACGTTTTCGTCTCCCTGGTATACAGGTTCAATGTCACCACGGCGCTTGGGCCATTTCTGGCGGAGCTCTTTACGTACTTCAATCTCCACACCGTCAACCAGTATGACAGCGGATACTTCAGCCACCAGATCCTTTATAAATTTATTGTCACTGTCCAGGCGCTTAACCTCAAACACACTGACAGATTCGCTGTTCTTTCCGAAGAACAGCCATAAGAAGGCATCGAATACGGTGGTTTTACCGGCAGCATTGGCGCCATATATATTTGTAACCTGATTAAAGGTGGTCGCAAATTTCTTTACCCCTTTGAAGTTGGTAATCTTTATCGCTTTTAATGTAATGTTTGCCATGTTTGTGGTATTTAGAAGTGAACATTTATTGGCCTCCTATACCGGAGCTCTACGGTCAGGGCAATACAATAGCAGGTGCGTATATATCCGCACTTTTTACTGTTTGCCTTTTCAGAGGCCTTCGCTATAAATGGTTGTGGAGGTAACAGGAATCGAACCTGTGCACACGGATTTTCAGTCCGCCGCTCTACCTGCTGAGCTATACCTCCGTTTTTGTTGTGCTATTCTTAAAAACAGCCGCAGTGTGGAAACAGCGCGACTCATTTACTTACTAAAACTTACCAGGAGTGGAAACAACCCGGACAAACATGTCACAACTATCTTTAATAAAACATCTTCAAATTGACACCCTCTGTGGAAACAGAAGGACAAACCCTTACTGCATAAAACAGTCTTTAATCTTTTGAGTTCCCCGCCAGGAATAGCCGGGACACGTATGGCATTTCAAAATAGTTTGGTAAATCCCGTACACCGGTTGTTATTTTGAGCCTCTATTTCTTTTATAAAACACCTCCCAAGGCCTGTGCACAATGAGGGCGAAAATCATTAACCCAGCCGCTGCAGTCATCACAGCAGATAGAAAGAAAGCTGCCGGGGTGTCGATAAATATTTTCATGCTACTGCAGTTTGTTCTTTGAACTTTTGAAGTGATTTACGATTGTACTGGAATTTCCTTCCCTCGCTGCTTCTATACACAATCGTATTGAATGGGTAGACAGCCGCCTTAACCTTCTTCCTCAGCGTACGCGGGCAACCGTAACCGAGCATATCTGCTGCGTCTTTTTCACTTATCCAGGTGGTATCGTTTTTTTCCTTCATCACAAGCAGGGTAAGTTCATCCACCTTTTTCGTGAGCTTAACCACAGCTTCCATTAATTCAGTCATACTAAGCAGCGTTTGGTTCAAATAACTCGTTTCTTATCATGGTTATATTCTCTTCAAGCCCCTTACCTGTATTGGCTATATTCTTAAGGGTGCGGTAGTGTACGCCTGTGGCCTCCGCAGTAGCCTTTAATTTGCCGTGTCCAAGAATGGCCCTATTTAACCTTGCTCGTTCGGAAGACGATAGCGCAGCTATGATTCTCTGTTTTTTTGTGCTATTTTCGTTTGCCATATTGCTATCAATTTGGTACACCAAAGATAATGACGAAAATTCGGAATTTCCAACATTTCGGAATATTTTTCGTCAAATATTATTTTTATACATGTCACAATTAGCGGAAAAAATTAGAAAGGCAAGAAAATCAAAAGGTTATAGCCAGCAGGAAATGGCTGAACTTTTGAATGTACCTAGATCGAGTTACGCTGAATGGGAAAAAAGTACGGAACCCAAAGCGTCAATCATGACGAAAATTGCCGAAATATTGGAAATTAATTTTGCCGAATATTCGGAATCTTTAACTTCTAACGAAAGCTCAAATAATCAAAGCGAATCCGTTGCCGAAGAAAGTGGGAACTACATTGCTATGAGACGCCTTAAGAAAAACAAAGACGATCAATTTTATGCTCCTTTCTTGCCCATTAAAGCAAGGGCAGGATATACGAGTACCTATGACCAGATAACATTTATAGAAGAGTTGGAGAAGTATGCAATACCGCCGGGCATCAACCCTGCCGGCGCACAATGGATGTATTTTGAGATAGAAGGAGACAGTATGTTGCCTGAACTGGAAGAGAGGGACACCATACTTGCAAGTATGGTCCCTCCGGAAGATTGGCAAGAACTCAGAAATTTTTATGTTTATGTAATCGTTACAGAAACGCAGTTGATGGTGAAAAGGGTGTTCCGAAAATCACCAGAAGAGTGGGTGCTCATATCAGATAATGAAGCTGTTTATGGCCAGGTGATTCAGAAAGTTGAGGAAGTGAAAGAGTTGTGGGTATTGCGTAGACTTATTAAGGCCAAAGTACCACCTCCGAAAATGTTTGAAATTAAAATATAAACACTAAACCACTTTAAAACAAACCATGATGAAAATCGCTTTGCTACTCTGCCTGATAATGCCGGCATTATGCTTTTCACAGATTTCTATCCCGAAGAAGGACGGGAAAATATTTTATGAAAAGGTCGTTTCTGTTGACTCTGTGAACAAAGCTCAACTCTATTTGAATGCAAAACAATGGCTATCGTCAGTTTACAAGAACTCGAAAAATGTCATTGAAATTGACGATAAAGACGCAGGTAAACTTGTTTCAAAAGGAAGTATAAATTATAGCCTAAATTCCGGCTTTAAAACTGCGACGGCATACTTCACAATGGCTATCGATGTTAAGGATGGAAAATACAGATTTCAGATATACGACTTTAGCATTAAAAGAAGCAAGCGAGACTTTAATGGTATAGATGTTTATTTTAACGCTGATCTGGACAAGGATTTGGCAGAATATGAATCAGGGAAGGGCAGTAAGGCGGATAAAAATGTATTTGAGTTTTTAAATACGTTTTTGGAATCCTATATCGTAGACCTTGATAAAAGAATGAGCGCCAGTGGCAAGGATGATTTCTAATGCTTTTCGGTTATGCAGATTTAAGGGGCCGTAGCCCCTTTTTTACATTACCCCGTTTAATTTATTTGCTTCCGCCTGCAGTTTGTTCTGCTTCAGATGCTGGTATACTTTTAATGTTTTGTCTGATTTTAGGCCGAGTATAGCCATGCCTGCCTTATCCTTCACATCTGCATCTACCAAAAACGAACCCATTGTGTGTCTACCAACGTGTGACGTTATCTTTGGGTTTACACCGGCTATCGCTGCCAGTACCTTCAGATGATTGTTGAACGTTGTTCTAAATGATTTATGATCTCTACCGGGCAGCGGATTGGCCATTGTCATTTTAAGGTACCTTGCCTGGCGTGGGGAGGTTACCGGTATAGTTGCCTGGTTTCCGTTTCTTCTTGTTTTATATGGAGTAAAACAGATCTCTCCGATATCATTAACAAATGTGTCATCCAGTCGCATAGCATCACTTATCCTGAAGCCAAAGACACACATACATAAAAAACGCCACCCGATACGATAGGTTATATCTTCCAGTTGATCCTTTTTATTAATCAGTGTTTCTTCGATAGCTTCGAGATGCTGTAGTTCGAGGTATTTTATTTTTTCTGGGTTTTCTTCGCATGTGCCCACCGAGAACTGTTTAAATGGGCTGTCTCCCTGGAGTCCATCATTGTCCTTTGCATAGTTGTATATCATCCGGATGAATGAAAGGGCCTTCCAGATGCCGTTCTTTTCCATTTTTGAACCATCCCTCTTCTGGTAGACATTCAGCATCCAGGCTTTATACTCAGTCAAAAACGAAACTGTAATTTGCGAGAAGGAAAGTGTCTCACGAAACTTCATCATCCTTTTAATTTCATCCCGGTACCGGCGTTTTGCCTCATCACTGAGCGGTTTGCCGTCCTTTAATTTTTTATTGTCCAGAACGAATTCTGCGTAACCGTAAAAGTCATTGCCGGCAACACCGCCCTGCATGAACCTTTTAATAATTTCAGAAGAAAGGGGCAGGTCGAACGCCTGGCGCCGCAAAATAAAATCCCGGTAGTGAGATAGCTTTTTTTCAATAATAGCATTGATTAGAGTTGCCGTGTGAGTCTTTGCTGAAAGCCGGCGGGTTTCTCCATTCCAGTCTGCTGCAGCAGCTGATTGACGGATCATTTCAATCCCAACCTTTTTGCCATTAAAGTCTACGCGAATGCCAATTGGTGATAGGCCAGCTTTGTTTTCTTTCCAGGTCATCAATACCGGGTAGTAATTGATAGAGTCCAT